TATTGTTCTATTATCTTAGTTATATTTATGTAATAACTCGAAAAAAGTGATTTTGTTGCTATAGAAGGCTGAAAAGATGTTAATAAAACCAAGAAACCCAGGGTTCAACCCTGGGTTACTGATGTTCTGAGCGAGATACGGGAGTCGAACCCGCCTCACAGGCTTGGGAAGACTCTCTTGTGTCTTGATAAAGTGCTGATACTGAATGTTTTTAATAAAATCAGCAACTGCTCACTCACATATTACTCACAAAAATCGCATTTTACTGCACTTTTGTGAGTACGTACACCATACCAATTCGGTCTGTTGCAAACTTCACCAAGTCGATTTCCGTTGCAGACATAAAGTAGGCCACATACATATCACTTCCGTCAAAGTACACAGGAGAAGTACCTGTTTCGACAGTTCCGTCCTGTTTGTATGTGGTATCAGCCTTCCATGTCTTGTAGCTTCCGAACGGCATTGTCATCGGTCTGTCCGCGTCCCCATTGATTACTACCGAGAAGTCTCCCTCTGTGCGAAGGATGCCGCCATCCAAGAATGAAATTGTATTTCCCTTCTGAATGGAGTAGTGGTTTATCGGAATGGGGAAATCCTGAATCTTGCTCAGTTTCCACTTGCCGCTCATAACCTTGCTGGCATCAAACTTCTGTTCCTGTTTCTCATTGTCGTCATCATCGCTACTGCTGCATGATGTGAATGATGCTCCTGCAAGAAGTATCATTGCTGCTAATAATACCTTCTTCATAATCCTTATATATAATAATGTTATACCTCGATTCCGTTATCTGCAAGAATCTTCCTGAGAAGACGAATCTCGCTGTCTTTTGACCTTATTATTTCATCCTTGGCATTGATGATCTGAATGAGCTGAGCATTTTTCTCTTTAAACGAATCCTCTTCCCGATCCTTAGCGCGGTCTGTTCCCGTAGTTAAGTTTTGACTGTTGTCACCAACGTTCCCGGCATTTATCAGCTGCGCCATCGGTATGCCGTGCTTAAACGCCTCGTTGATGGACTCTTCTATCTTCTGATGCGTTTCGCCTAGCTGAATTACCATATTTCCATTCATACTACCGCTTCCATACTTTAGCCAGCTATAGCTAACCCCAAGAGAATTACATATTTTACTAATCGTTCCCTCGGATATTGAAAGCTTTCCGCTTCTCATCTTGCCGATGTTGTTGGTTCCTGTAGCCTTCATAAAGGCATTCTCACTCATCTTCTTGATCTTGATGAGGTAATCTAACCTTTCTTGTACCGAATTTAATGTTCCCATAATGCTTCTTAGTTTTATATTTGCAACTAAATCGACTCGAAACGTTAAAATTCGGTAATATACCGAAGTATTTTACCGAAACATTAGGTACTTTACCGAAGTTTTTGTACCTTTGCACTCGTTAACGGTCGAGTAACCAACAAAGCCGTTACAAACGGAGGCTTGTGCGACCGAAAGTACGTACTTTACATTGACACTGCAAATATACGACTTTTTTCGCACAACTCCAAATTTTTAATGAATTATTTAAGTAACAAAGATGAAAAAAGTTGCAAGAATAACAAAACAGGACATATTGGGCATCAAACCAGGAAAATTTGAAGTCTTTCTGCTTGAGTCCGCAAGAGCAGTTCGGTCGGCAGTAACATACGCCTATCAGCTTGCTCAATACGAAGATTTGCCGAAGGGAGTGCTTAAATATTCAACCTCGGCAGATTACAAGAACCATACGGCGATTATCACCGCTGTTCCGGTTGAGTAGTAAACTTTAAAAGATAAAGTATGGAGGAAATTATAAAACTCGGAAGAACCGATACAATGACATCTCTCGAAATTGCAGAGATAACCGGGAAGAAGCATGCTCATGTGATGCGTGACATTCGCTCATTGATAGAGCAGGGAGTTAACGGATCCAACTTTGGATTGGTTAATTATAAAGATAAAAAAGGAGAGGTGAGGCCAATGTTTGAGCTAACACCAAAGGGTTGCTTGATTTTGGCGAGCGGCTATGACGCTTTGCTACGTGAGAAAATCATAAATAAGCTTGAAGAACTTGAGAAGAAGAATCACCTTGAGCAGTATCAAGTACCTCAGTCTTTCTCCGAAGCTCTTATGCTTGCAGCAAAGCAGCAGGAGAAGATAGAGCAACAGCAGCTTGCTCTTGAATCGAAGAACGAAGAGATTGTGCAGCTCTCAGCCACAATCACCGAGATGCAGCCAAAGGTTAGTTACGTTGATACAATCCTTTCGAGCAAGGAGACCGTTACGACGACACAGATTGCTCAGGACTACGGTCAATCAGCAAAGGCGTTCAATATCTTGCTGAGAAACTTCGGTGTTCAACGTAAAGTTGGCGGTCAGTGGATTCTCTACGCAAAGTATCTCCCTTGTGGAGATGTCCAGTCAGAAACAGTTTCTATCACTCACCGTGATGGTAGTGTAGGTTCAGTAATGCATACAAAGTGGACTCAGAAAGGAAGATTATTCTTGTATAATGAGTTAAAGAAACATGAAATTCTTCCATTAATCGAAAAATAAGCCTATGCCTCGCAAGAAAGTATCAGTAGAGCCTGTCGAAAAGATATGGCTCTCAACAAAAGAGTTTGCCGAGTATATCGGCATGAGTACAGGTTATATACACGACTTAAGAAAGAGCGGTCAGATCCATCATTATATGATAGGTAACACCGCATTCTTCAAAAAGTCCGATATAGATGAGCTCATTGAAGAGCATAAAGTATGCTGAAATATTGGTATGGTTAAAGTTATAGATTTGTTTCATTTGCTCGTGAGGGCATGATTGTTAGTTATTAGTTTTTTGTTTACGTCTACAGCGGTAGACACTTTGGGGCGATGTCTGTTCGTTTAGCTTCTTTCGCCCCAATCAGACTGAGTAGCTCAGTTGGATAGAGCATCGTTTTCCTAAAACGAGGGTCGAAGGGTCCGAGTCCCTCCTCAGTCACACTCTTTTTTTAGTTCCGTTTAGTAGTTGAATTCCTCTCTGACGGCGCAAAGGTAAGTCCTTATACCTTATAAAGTAGGTCGTTCGGGCAGCGACAATCTTGCGTCAGACGAGAGTTTCATTGAGCGGACATGGAAGATAGTTCTTTGACTTGATGCACAGAAATAGTATGCGTGTAAAAGAAGTAACTGGAGAGCATCAATGGATGCCGTGACCTGGCGAAAGGACGCACGACATACGAAAATCCAGCTAATCTGCATCATGTAAGCAGACGGACTACACCGGAACGAAGAATTGTCGGTGCAAGCACTGCCGAAAACGTTGCAGTCTGGTGAACATGGAAAAGTTCTGAAAAATCCAAAAAGATGATTTATCTTCATCATTCATATAACAACTCAGAGGAGACTGGTGTAATTGGAAGCACAGCGACAACTAGATGATACCGTTCTTATCGTCGTGAGATGGGGGTTCGAGTCCTCCGTCTCCTCCAACATATAATTCATTGTATTCTAATTTATTCAATTAAAAATGCAGCTCGTCTGTGACGATAGGCTGCACACATCGCAGGTTGGAGCAGTTGGTAGCTCGCTAGGTTCATGACCTAGAGGTCACAGATTCGAGTTCTGTACCTGCCACAAATGTTTATTGAAAGCTCTAAATTGTTTATATGTGAAAAGATTGTTTCTTGCGTATCTGGTCTGAGAAGATAGGATACGTCTATTTCTTTTAGAAGGAATTATTTTTTATTTCTGAGGAGAGTAGCTCAGTAGTAGAGCGCCAGGGGAAGGTTCCTTGGAGGTCGATGGTGCGAATCCATCCTCTCTTCCCAATTTTCTTTCATTTTTCAAGAATTTTGATTGGTTAACTTATGCGTCGCCCAGTAGCTCAACTGCATAGAGCCGCGGTTCTCTTTCCGCGAGGTTGGGAGTTGGAGTCTCCCCTGGGCTTCCCAAGTAGGTAAATTTCAAAAAATATTTTTTCATTAGCTGACAGAGGTCGGCACTTTTTCTTATAAGTCATTTATATTTAAATTTGAGTATTAATATCCTCTTGCTTGTGAAAGTAGGAGGTACAAGCCACATTAGCTCAGTTGGTCAGAGCAGCCTAACATGGTGGTTGGTCGTAGGTTCGAGTCCTGCATGTGGCTCACTTAATTGTGTGAGTGCCATAAATTTACAGTTTTTGATTATCTTTGGGAGTGAGGGGGTCAATTCTCCCTCCTCCCTTTAACGTTGGCCTCTTCCCCGTCAAAAAATAACCACGTGCAATCACCTCTCCTGCCTTGCGTGGTTGGCTAAACGGAGAGGTTTTATATAGATGAAAGTTAAAAATACAATAAGAATCAATAAGGAAAACATTAATGCTCTTCGGAATCTGGAATGCGTTGAAAGCATAGAACAGAACGGAAGGGATATTACTGTTCGACTTAAACCGGAATATACGGATGGTAAGCTCGAAGCCCGAAAGGGTGAATATCTTATTCAGTGGGGTAACAAAATGTGGCAGAGGTATGGCTCTGATGCTATCAATCTGCTTTCCAAAAATCCCGGAGCGGAGGCCGGCAAGACATGGGACGCGTAGGTTCAAAGAAGTATTACGCTCCTGACGGGAACGAATACGATTCAAGAGAGGAGTATCTGTACTTGCAGACCATCCTCGATGATCCTGGCATAAGCTGCATACACAGACAGGTAACCATCACGGCCATCAACCCGGTATGGATGCTGAAACCAAAGCAGCTTAAGACTAAGGTCAAGTATGAGAGAAGGTCATTGCTTTACGGCCACAACTATACTGCCGACTTCGTTTACCGGGAAGGCGATAAGATTGTGATATGCGATGTCAAGAGCCTCTACACATCAAAGCTCAGAGAGTTCTCGATAACTACAAAGGCTGTCGTAGCAAGGCTTATCGCTCACAATAGGAAACGTCACAACGGCGAGTCTGTCGTGATATTCCGAAAGGCTATCAAGATAAAGAAGAATGAGTGGAAAATCGTTGATTATCCACCGTCCGATTGTGCTATTATATAATAAGGTGTAAAATCTTAAAGATATGGGTATCATTATCAATAGTCTCATAGCCACAGTAGCTATGTTCGTTGCATGCGCATTTGTCGCGCATCTCCTTGGTTTGGATAAGGAAGACTAATTCAAGTTTTATTCTAAAATATTTTTAAATTATGGACAAAGACAAAATTATCGTCAGTGTAGTAATTGACAAGCAGGCTCTTGTTGACAGAGCATTCGACATCTCGAAGAATCTTTCTGAGTTCAATGAAATCAAGAAGGTTATCGACGGCAAAAACCAGTTTACTCGTGATATCGACGAGATTGATGATGAAGGCAAGAGGGAGAATAATACGAACCTTTTCGCCGGCATCGCATTGGACATCATTCTCAGTGATAACCCGGAACTGGCAATCACCAAGCGCCTCAATTCGCTTGAGGACAAGAAGAACTCTTTCCTCGCTAAGATGAAGAAGCTCGACGAAATCCAGGAAAAAGTGAAAAACGGAGAGGTGCATGGCGCTGAAGGTTTCCGTGAGTTGTTGAAAATAATGGAGGAGGACGTGTAATGGGCGTAGTATCAAAGTACGGCAACCTGTATGATGTCAAGAAGAACATCATCTGCCACGCTCCTGTCACTTCTTCACATTTCGAAAGTATTTTGAAGAAGGGCAATGTGCTTCCTATGATGACAGGCGTAACAACTCCTAAATTGTTCGGTATCCACGCATCAAAGAAGTTCAAGCGTGGACGCTGGCGCCGAGTATTAACACATTAATTCGTATAACAATGAGAGCAAAATCAGGTTCTTGGTTCGAAACCAAGATTAAGTATCAGAAAACTCAGGAAGACGGTTCAGAAAAGGTCGTTAGCGAGTGCTACATCGTTGAAGCTCTGTCTTGTACAGGTGCAGAAGCTTCTATCATCGAAGAAATGGCTGTCTATTCTAGTGGTGACATGAACGCCCCTAGCACAAAGGAGGCGAATTTCAAAGAGGTATTCTTCTCTGACAATAGTGAAGATGACAAATGGTACGCAGCAAAGCTCCAATTCATCACGATTGATGAAAAGAGTGAGAAGGAGAAGCGTAGTAATGTCAATTACCTCGTTCAGGCAAAGTCGCTTGCCCGTGCGCTTCGTTATGTTGATGAGGTGATGGGTAAAACACTTATTGATTATGATATCGTAGGCCTCAATGAGACTAAGGTCATGGATGTCTTCGAGCATGTAGCTCCATCATCTTCTGAGTCTAAAGAAAATAAAGAATGACAGAAGTTGGAAACAGAATAGCAAGAATGCCCGCCAAGATGGCCTTTGCTGTACTTGACTTGCGTAAGGTACATGCGTGCCTCATGGAACTTCCACGGATCAAGTCGGTACAGATGGCCAAAAAGGCGGCATACCTCAACTACATTGAAGGTGAGGGTAGAAAACTCGGTAAGGTTCCACTTCATTATGAACGCCTTAATGAAAAGGGCGAAAGCGTGACGGTGGAAACTTACTTCAGATATTTAGATAGAATACATTAATCATTCCCGGCATGGCAAACAGTAGATTCGCTCTCCACTATAAGAGGAGTTGTCACGATTGTATCTTCCTTCAGATTTGTACTGATCCTAACGCAAGCTACAATGGAGATTACGTTTGCAAAGACTGGGAATGGAAGTATCAGTGATTAATTTTTAAACAAAAAAATAAAATGCCAATTATTAAAAAAGATGACGTTACGCCAGAACGTCCGGTTATTATTGTTCTTTATGGTCAGCCTGGTTCAGGCAAAACATCAGTTGCAACTACAGCAGAGGTTCCTTTGCTCGTAGATACAGACAGAGGTTATGACCGCAGTGTTCAGCGAGTAGACACCCTCGTAGCCAACCGATGGGAAGACATCTTGGGTGCTCAGAATGATATGAGCTCCTACAAGACAATCATCGTTGACACCGCAAAGGCAACGCTTGATGACTATCTTTCAACTTATGCAGTTCAGACCGACTACAAGCTGGCGAAGAACACATTGAAGAAGTTTGGCCGTATGGCTGATGACTTCAAAGCATTCGTCAACGTACTCCGTCAAAATGGTTCGGATATAATCTTTATCTGCCACGACAAGGAGCAGTCAGAGGGTGATATTATCAAGCACTCTCCAGATTGTACCGGTCAGTCCAAGGATTTGCTTCTCCGTATTGCTGATCAGGTCGGTTTCATCTCTCTCATTAATGCAAAGCGCACAGTTTCTTTCGAGCCGAATGACAACTACGTCGGTAAGAATGTTGCTCAGATTCCTATGACGGAGATTCCTGATGCTACTTCTCCTGAGTTTGCAACATTCATGGCAGACATTATCAAGAAGGTGAAGCAGTCTATCCAGTCAAAGTCTGAGGCACAGCGCAAGGCAAACGAGCTTATTACCAAGTTGCGTGGAGAGCTTGCGAAGGTAGAGGATGATGAGTCTGCTGCAAAACTCCTGGCTGATTGCAAGGAACTCCCACAGATTATGAAGCAGCCGTTCTTTAACGAGATCAACACCGCTCTCATAGCAAAGGGATTCGTTTTTGCTGACAACAAATTCACTAAGCCTGCCGAGGATAAAAAGTCTGCCGCCAAGAAGACAGAGAAGAAGGAAGAGGCTAAACCTGCTGATGATGGGAAAAAGTAGCAAGCCACTTGTCAGAGTGACAACTATAGAGTCTTTCAGAAGATACATCGAACAGAGTGAACATGACAACTTTGAGATAACAGAACAGAGCGTTATAGATAACATTGTCGGAGAGTTTCAGGGCAATGAGTACACAAGGGTTGGAACTGCCTTTCACGCAATCGTCGAGACCGGTTGCCAACCTTGCGTTATCGCTCCTGCCGGTTACAGAACGTTTACTTACTATGGTAAGGAAAAGCAGGAGCCGGTGCCGGAGGGTAGAACTTTTGATATAGAAGGCTACCCTGTAACGCTTGACCTTTCACAGATTAAGGTTGCTCTGGACTACCGCTACCAAAACATTGAGGCTTTCCACGAGATACGCAAGTATAAAGACTATGGCAGAGCCGTAGTAACCGGATGTGCCGATATGGTAAACGGATTGCAGCTCCGTGACATCAAGACAAAGTATAGTGTTCCTTCTGATAGCCAGTACTACGACTCTTGTCAATGGAGATTCTATCTTGATATGTTCGGAGCTGATATCTTCGATTTTGACCTCTTCTGCTTTGATGGCTATAAGCTCGAAAAGCACGGGTATGATGTTCGTGGTCTTCCGCTCATACCTTACACTCCAGCTATCCGTGTTTACCGATATGACGGGATGGAGCAGGACATTCATAACCTACTAGACCAATTCTTGGATTGGTGTGAACTCAGAGGCTTGACTCAGTATTTATATAACACAAAAATTGATTAACATGGAAATGACAGGTGTCGTGATTGCCATTCTTCCGGAGCGTTCTGGAACGTCGCAGCGAGGAGAATGGAAATCACAGTCTTTTGTAATCGAAACACAGGAGCAATATCCAAAGCATCTCTGTTTCGAGGTTTTCGGTGCTGACAGGATTGCACAGTTTAATATCAAGTGTGGTGAGACAATCACTGTTCAGTTTGATATCGATGCAAGACAATATCAGGACCGTTGGTTTAACAGTATCAAGGCTTGGAATATTATTCGTCCGGGTCAGCAGGCTCCTGTACAAGGTGGCTATAACGTTGGAAATCCTCAGGCAGGCGCTCAGGAAGCACAAGCAGCACAACAGGCAGCTATGGCCGGAGCATCAAACCCGACGAATCCGCAGAATCTGTTTCCTCCAGCCCAGCCGCCAGCGCAGCCGCAAGGGAACTCTAGCGACCTTCCCTTCTAGCCTAGAAGGCAAGCTAAAACTGATTAAAGATACATTCAATGCTGAAATAGTATGATGTATAATACCAAGAATCCTCTTGAAGTACAGAATCTCAGACTAAAGATAGAGAAGCTGATTGAAAAGCAGAGTATGGTAGAGGTCGTGGAAAAGAAGGCAAAGACACTTCAGCAGTTGAAGTACCTTCATACGATACTCGCTTACTTCGGATTGCAGACCGGCAACACTCTAGATGAAGTCAAGACCTGTTACTTCAAGAGGATTGTCAATAGAGACTTGTTTGTGCGACAAAAGCACGATGATCTGCTCGGAACTGATAGGGAATACGTTATATCGACCGCAAAGCTTACGAAAGAAGAGCTATCTGAGGCTATCGAACGTTTCAGAAACTGGTCTAGTAATATAGCCGGCATATATATTCCTTCTTCAGAAGAGTACATCGCGCTTCTGCACATCGAACATGATATTCAGAATTCCAAACAATATTTATAAATAATGATGTTACCTAAAGAAATAAGACAGAAGTCAAGTGAGCTTTTCCAGAATGACTTGGAAAAGCAGAAAATCTTTTGTATGGGTGCTGCATTCTCCTTAGGCAAGGATTTATCCGACTTTGAGGCAGAAGGACAACAGGCAGAAGGACAACAGGAGGAGATTTACCCTTGCCAGGAAGCTCTCGATATGTGGCTTGCTTACAAGAAAGAGAAACGGCAGAAATATCAACCTCGTGGACTCGCGGCTCTTAAAAAGAAGCTTTTAAAGATGTCGAGCGGAAATCCAGAATACGCAAAGGTTATCGTTGAGCATTCTATGGGAAACAACTATTCCGGGTTGTACGCTCCTAAAAATAATGGTGTAAACAGTTATGAACAACAGCAACGAACTTTCAATAAAATTAGTTCAATCCTTGCCGACTGAATGTAGTCAAGCGGTAGCAAAATATGGTAAACAATATGCGCTATTTTTGGATAAATATCCTACTCTGCAAAATCGGACAGATGCAATCACATCTGTATATGATTCTGTAGCTAGAGGCGGTATGTCGTTTGTTAGTATTGATAAGTACTTCAAAGATGGTGCAAGCGAGTTTTGGATTAAGATAATGCTCATTGACTTGTTTATGGTTATTGGTGCTATTGATTCGACTACTCCTTATCAGTTCAAAGCTATGGCGCAGCGTATCAGACAAGAATACTATCACCTTACACCTAGTGAACTTACTAGATTCTTTTATGAGTTTTCTATGGGCGAGTATGGCGAAATCTATGTTGGAAAGACAGTAAATCCTCAAAAACTTTTTATTGCTCTCGAAAAATACATGTGTAAGCTTTATGAAAAGAGAGCTGAAATTGATTCTCAAAAGTTAGCTGAGAAACAAAAGAAAGAAGATGAGGAATCTAGAAGAAAAGCAATATCCTACGAAGAACATTGCCGCTTAAAGGGTGTTGATATTGAAAAATCACCTCTTGAAAAGCTAAAGAGAAAACTTGAAAAAGAATCAAAACGAGGCAAAAATGGCAGACGTAAGTAAAATGGCAGAGGAATGGCTCAGTGAGAACCCTGATGCGACAAAAAAAGAAATATGGATGGCTGGTTATTGGAAATCTACCGATAACTGGTGCAACCGAACCAAGTAAATTTTAGAATTATGTCAGAAAGAAAAGTGAAACCAGAAATCATGCATTTGATGATTCTTAGCAAATGCAATTACAAATGTGAATTATGCTGCAATAAACTGTACGATATTGAGAAAATTCCAGTCGCTACGGTTAAGGAACTGAAAACAATACACACTTTGTGTATTACGGGCGGAGAACCATTCATGGCAAGTGTCGACCTTGATGATTTCGCCCGCAGTGTCAAGAATAATTTTCCGAACATCGAAAGCATATTCGCCTATACAAGTGGGCTCATTCTCATGTATCGTTTACCACATATTTTTTCTTATATTGATGGCCTTAGTATTTCTCCAAAAAGTATGAAAGACTGGTTGGCTTTGGAAAAAATTGCCAACAGCACCTCTCGTGATTACCTTAACAATATTTCTAGATTGTCTAGTAACCGCTTGTATGTGTTTAAGGAACAGATTTCATTTTTCGAGGAAAGATTTAAGCCCATCGCGAAGAAACTGAACCTTAACGTTCTGTATCGTACGTGGGATAAGGAGTTTAAGACTCCAGACAATGAGATTTTCAGAAGATTACCAATACTTTTAAATTAGTTGATTATGGTAGAAAGCAAAGGTAAAATCGCAGAAGTTACTAACGCTACCACAAAGCAAGCGGTAGTGTTCATTTGGATCTACTCTTGGGTTATTGTGAGAAACCTAGGAAGAGTAATCAATAAGGCAGTACACAAGCTGCCTTGGCTGTTCATCATGATAACGGTAGTAATCTCGTTCATCGTTAGCTTTGTCTTTATCTCTAAGGCTAGGGCAGAACGAGATAGCTACAACCAGAAGCTAGTACACGCAACACAGCAGTTTGATAGCTATGTGGCTGCATACGGAAACATTAAATAAAAGTAATATGACGAGATACAAACATACAATAGTGATGATCCTGCTTATCATCGCAGCAATTATCGCAGGTTACGGATTCATCTGCTTCATGGTTGAACACGTTTTCCTTTCGCTCCTGATGCTGTTCTGTATCAGCTGCGCATTGGCTGTAGAGAAGGAGGTGTAGGAATGTCGGCATATAATTTCACACCAAAAGGAGCATTCTTCATCAACTACAAGGAACCGGACAGGGAAACCGTAGACCATATCACTTCGCTCTATTACCTCATTATCGGTTCTCTCGCCACAATCACACAGACGGCAATCAAAGACTTACACGACAATCTAAGTGAGAGGAAGGACCTGTTTAAGCATGAGCTTAAGTATCGCATAAATGAGGCATTCTCACGTTCTGAGACTCTTATAGGAATATTCAAGAAGTATACCACTGAGATTTCTCAGTACGAGCTCTGGCTTGATATTACGGACAGCATGGAGGAAGACCTGAAGATTGATATACAGAGACTCTTCTACACGACCGACAACATACTCCTGAAGAACAATATCAAGGAACACAAGCTTCAGGCGTATGCGTGCGTAGCTTACAATCTTTCGATTATGTTGCACGATATGTGTACGAAGTTTGATGACGTTATGAGTGAACGTGGCATCAGTTCCGGCAGCATAAGACCTTGCGGAGAATTCATCCAGTCTATGTATGGTATGTATGCCTCGATGAGAGAGGTCTCCAGGATCCTTATACCTGATAATGATGCTGAATACTTCAAGGAAGGTGGTCAGATTTACAGGGCTTTGCAGGTGGTTGCAATGAAGGTATGTAATCCGGAAAGGATTGACAACGCTGCCGACGAAGGACTGAAGCTTAATGGCGTTGACTACCATGGTGAAGAGCACCAGAACAACGCATTCCTACCTTGGAATGGCATCCAGGTAAACTTCCTGTCACGCAACTTTGACAAGATGTCTGATGAAGAGCTTGCAAAGGCTCTAGGACGATCTGTTGGCGCAGTAAAGGCAAAAATGAGACAACTTAAACTAAAAAGAACGGAATAGTATGAGTGGAGGCGCATTTGATTATGCTCAGTACAGAATTGCTGACATATACACGGAAATAGAGGATGAAATCTACGGTCATCATCTTGATGATGAATTTGACGTAAATCGGTATATTGAAGATCATTGGTTAGAGGATTCCGAGAAAGAATACGTTCGTAAGCATCATCATACAATACCTAATCGTAGCGAGTATTCTAAGGAAACCATCAAGGAGTTCAAGAAAGGTATAGCTCTACTAAAGAAAGCCGAGGTTTACGCACATCGCATAGACTGGTTACTTAGTGGCGATGATGGCGAAGATAGCTTTCATAAGCGTTTGAAACACGACTTGGAAGAATTAAAACGTAAAAAACAATAGCTTATGGAAGATTTATCTATAGGCTCAGAAATCGTCTTGAAGGTGGTTGAAAGCGAGAAAGAAGAATGTAATGGCTGTTTCTTCGATGAGATAAGTAGCAATATCTATGAGAATGTTTGCGGTGATTTTAATTGTAGCGCAAGCACTAGAAAAGACGGAAAGAATGTTCAATTCAAAAGGGTAAAATAATATGGAGACAAAGATTAATATAGCGGAAATCCTTAAGGATAAGCCAGAAGGTACGAAACTCTGGACTGATATGTTTGGAAGTGTTACGTTATATGTCGTTACTGATGCATGTGATGCTTTTCAAGTTAAGCATCATAATAAAGAGCCATGGTTCGATAAAGAAGGCAAATTGTACAAGGAAGGAGTTTTGTGCATCTATCCTAGCAAATCAATGCGTGATTGGGAAAAGTTTGCTTGGGAGAAGGGCGATGTGCTGGTATATAGAAACTGTGAAGAATTTTATTATACTATTTTTGAAGGATTTCAAGACGATGAATATACACAATTTAAAAGTCGTTATTGCAATAATAGTGAAAATCGTTGGCTTCAGTCAAAAGTTGGAATTACAGATTTATTTACTAAAGTATCTGATGAAGAAGCTAAAAGGTTCATCAAGAAGATTGAAGAGTGTTACAATGGCAAACTCAACCTTGATACTTTGGAAATAGAAAAGCCAGAGTTCAAGGATGGGGATATATTGTATGCAACAGACAGGATTAGTGGTATTATTTATATAAACAAAAAGCCTCAGAAAAACATAGATATATGTTATTGTTATAAGCCAATAGGGGGAAGTAATTTGCATATATGTAATTTGGAAAATAGCTACGATTGCACTCTTCCATCAAATACTATTATAGAAAGTAAAACAAGGTTCGCTACAAAAGAAGAGAAGCTGGAACTCTTTAAAGCTCTAGCTAAGGAAAATAAAGCTTGGGATAGTGATAAGAAGCAGATTGTTGACTTGAAGCCAAATGTAGAACTAAAACCATTTGATAAGGTGTTGGTTAGAGATAGTGAATCAGATAATTGGCGTGCAAATTTGTTTGGTTATATAGACAAAGATGAATATTATCATTGCGTTTATGCTAATTGGGTATATTGCATTCCTTATGCTGGTAATGAATCATTGTTAGGTACAACTAAAGACGTGGAGGGATAGGTATGATGGATGATAATATCGCAGATAATATAATATTATCTTCAGGCATATCTCTTAAAGAAGCATTTGATAATGAAGCTCGTGCCTATAAGAGTAATGACCAAGTAATAGAACGTTTTTGCCATCATAGTGGCAAGGAAAGCCGTAGAACTAGGAGAATGTTAGAACTTAGAAAAAGAAAGGGTAGATTATGATAGATGATAATAAAATAGAAGCTGCAAAGGAAGAAATCTACGAGGATAGATTCTTGCTCAATGGTGAAGAGATAGTCTTCAATAATGATGAAAAGGAGGAAATGTTCTACAAAGAGGACATCAAAGAAGCTATTGGACTAGGTGCTAAGTTGGCTATCAATGAGTTTATTAAAGACTTGTGGCATGCTATTGATGAAAATCCCAAAAAGTACCATAAATGTTTGGTAGAAGTTGTGTATCATAGACCACTCAACATGACGGATGAGATAGACTATGTTACTTCGCACCTAACCAACTTTGGTTGGGATGAATCTAGTTTTAAGCGCAGCGACTATACTATCAAGAGGTGGATATATATTGACGATTTACTGAAAGGAGGCAACCATGATTAAGCCAGTTACTATGTATTCTGTAATATGTGACAGATGCGGAAAGCCCTTCATTGATGAGTTTAATGGCATTGTGGCTTGGTTGGACGAAGGAACAGCCAAAGAGCAAGCAATGGAAAGCGAATGGGCGGAGATAGGCGATAAACACTATTGCCCCGATTGTTATGAAGTAGAAGTTATAAACGGAGTGTATAATGTTAAAGCAAAGGAGAAATAGATATGGAAGTATTAAAAGACATAAGTCAGTTAACAAAAGGTTGCGTAGTGACATTTATTAAAAATGATAAATTCCACATCTACGAGTACCTTATGGTACACCCTAACCGTGACACGTATTATCTTTTTATCGATAACTGGACACAAGAAGTCGTACGAATATACGTCAGCGAGCTTTTAAACGGTGACTACTATGTAGGAGACTTTGATACTGTTTTCGTTAATAGAAAGATGATAGAATTTTATAAACGTATGATTCTGTGTCACGAGAAGAGAATTAAAGAGAGTTTAATGAAAAATAGTAATGGCAACATATAGAATAGTAGATATGTATCATAAAAGCAAGGCTGTTAAAGGCATACATTATGATTCTTGGAATGAGCCAATCTTTGCTTATCGTGTAGATAAAAGACATTCATTGCTCTTTGGGCTTATCCATTATTGGGATTATGGCGCATGTAACCTTCGTCCAGAGTATTTGTTTCCTTCGGTTGATAAAGCCAATGATGCTATATTGAAGGTTGATAAAAGTAGAAGAGTAACAATTTTATATAAGTAGCGTATGAAAAGACAAATAACAATTAGCATAGAAGAGTACAACAAGCTCATTGATATGCACACGAAAAGAGAGGATCTTCCCGAAAAGTTAGAAGTAAAGAAGTTCACATCAAAGTGGTGGAAATGGCTCAAAAGAGCATCGTATTCACTCTTTCACTACAACAAAAATGCGGAGCAGCAGAAACTCATTAAGCGTTGTATTAATGAAACTGCAAGTATCATACGAGGGAATCTCATAAATGGTTATTGGAGAGGTGATCTATCTGATTATTTTAAAGATGGCAATTTTGATGTGTCGTTAAAAAGATACAAAGATAGTTCCTATTATAATGTTATGCAATGGCTGGATAAAAAGAAGTAGCGTATGAAGCGTATAAAAAGTATATTCTCTATGTTTGCTTATTGGGATAGAGTACATCAATTCCCAGACGGGCATATTAAAGTAGAAAATAATTTAGCTTGGAGAAGAAAACATATGCATGTTCGCAGTAGTAATAAACAAATACCTTTTTAGTGTATGAAAAAAGAAACAAGAAATGTAGTAGTTCTCGATTGGGAGGATAAAATTAAGCTACAACAATCTATCATGGATTTGGAAGAAGTTGCTGAGACTTACCAAATACCTTGCAAGGAACTTACAGGTATCAATAATACACTTTACTATCTCAAAACGATTGAGGAGGAAATTAATTAGCGTATGAAACTTAAAAAGAAATAAGAAATGAGCAAGGAAACATTTGACTTCTCGGAGGCTCTGAGAAGAATGAAGGAGGGGAAGAAAGTGAGACGTAAGATTTTTGCGGACGGCACATACGCATACATTGATAAGAACTATCTTGGTTCAGAGGCATTAATGTATAATAGCGTAGGAAGAGCTGCACCAGTTTTATGGTTACTTCCTGAGACTATTCTCGCAACAGACTGGGAGGAGGTGTAAGGATGAAAAAGAAAATATTGACCCTCACCATTAACAAGCAATGGTATCGCATGATTGTTGCTGGCGAAAAAAACGAGGAGTATCGTGAAATTAAGGCGTATTGGATAAACCGGTTAGTCGAAGCAAAATACGAAGGCTCTGACAAATATCGCAAGGTTACAATACACCCAGAATTTGATATGCTTATAAGTAATTCCAAACTCAAAGAGTTGCTTGAAAAGAAAACCGCTAGGTTCGTCCCATTCACTCACGTTCTCTTCATCAACGGCTACCGAAAGGATAGCCCACGAATTGAGAAGGAGATAGAGAGCATCACCATCGGTAAGCCTAAGAAAGGCTTATGCCCCGACAAGTGGCTTGATACTGAGTTTTTTATCATTAAATTCAAGTAGCGTATGACAAACGAGGAATTTTTCTATGCTCATCTAGGTGAGCGAGTTCTTTATAAAGGAAAGGATATTGGCGCATACGTAGCAGGGTATATTGAAGATAAGTATATCATCTTAGGATTTAATGATTATACAGGCTGCATTCAGTGCTTCACTTCTAAAGTGAAAAATCTTTGTGCAGTGTATCGCTCCTACCGATTCGCTAAATTGAAGTATGTAGAGGTAGTAGATAAAAGTACAGATAAAGAAGTAGCTTATGAAGATTAGATTAGCTAAGAAGATAATGAGGCACAATACGCCTTATTGGATATTTCGTTACCTCTGCTATAATCGCATAATGTTACCAGGAGCGGGATATAAGGTCGATTTTAAAGACCACCGTATCATCAAGGCGATAAGTTTAACAAATCACTGGAATGCCCGTAAGTTTATTAACGAATTGATAAAGTCCAATAAGAAGCATCCGTTCAAGCTAAGAGATGTTCAATGTGATGCAAAAAGATTAAAACAGTATAACGTATGAAAGAAGAAAGATGTTGCGGTAACTGTCATTGGTTTGACAATGAAGACGTTTACGGCGTAGGATGGTGCTGTAATAACGAGCACGAATCATCTTGCGACCTAGTATGTGATGATCATGAATTTTAAACTTTAAATATTAAAATGGAAAAGATTTACAGACATTTCAAAGGAGGTTATTACAGATTTATTACTGAGGTCACTAATAGTGAGACTCAGGAGAAAGAAGTTGTTTATCAGGCTCTCTATGGAGAACACAAGGTTTGGACTCGTCCTGCTGGTATGTTCTACGGAAAGGTGAACGTTGATGGTGTGGAGATTGATAGATTCACCGAGGTTGTTGGTGTGCCTGTCTTATTCAAAAAGACCAACGAGAACGCTGTTATGCCATCCAAGGCGCATGATGATGATTTCTGTTATGACTGCTATGCAGTATCAGAGAAAGAGATTGCACCTAACGTGTGGAAATACGGTCTCGGATTTGCGCTACAGATTGAAAATCGTAACAAGCCTGTCGATATTTCAAGATGCTTTACGTTTCGTTGTCGATCTTCTGTATGGAAGACTGGTATGATTCTCAGTAACTGTGAAGGCACTATCGATGACTCCTATACCGGCGAGATTTCTGCCGTATTCTATCACGTCATGCCAAATATGCCCCGATACAAGGTTGGTGATAAAATCGTGCAATTCCACCTTGAAAAAAGTGAAAACATCATGTTTATAGAGACGGATGAATTAAACAAAACAGAGCGTGGTGATAACGGCTACGGCTCTTCTGATAAAAAGTAATACATGAATATCACAGATGAACAGAAAACTTACATAAAGGAACACCCTTACGAATCTCCTTACGCAATGGCCAAGAGCTTCGGTTGTGCAGTACAGACTGTTTACTGGTGGCTACATAGGCTGCATGGGGATTCGTTTAAGGACGCAAGAAAAGAGCAAAGAGAGAAGATCAGGGAATCTGTCCGTAAGCTATATCCGAATTACTCTTCTTCCGAAATTTCCAAAGAGCTTGGGATAACAAAGTCATGTGTAACAAACATAGCAAAGTCACTTGGCGTTGCTCATACCCAGGAAACGGAAGAAAGACTTCAGTTGAAATGTGCTCAGGCAATAGTAAGACCGGAGGTAATAGCTAAACGTTCTGAATCTCTAAAAAAGACGCTGAGGCTTGACAGGTACAGAGCAACGAATGGAATAAAACAGAAGACCCGACGCAAGTTCAAGACCATTCCGAGCAGATGTCTCTGTGCAAGGAACTATCTCTGCAATAAATACAACTACTTCTACGACAAAGATTACGGAGATCTGCTTACCATATTCTACGACAGCGAAACCAAGATACTGAGTGAAGATCAGCAGAAACACTACGAGACGAAGTATGGTATCAAGTTCCTCCAGGGAGCTGAAGAATAATTAATAATTTCTGTGCATTATTATATGTTTAGGGGTGGCTACACATCGCGTGCGGTCACCCCTTTTTCTGTTTATAAATCAATAACCAAATAAAAACATTAGAAAAAACTAAGAACGTTTGTGTAGCTTTAATTTCCAGTATATCCAACCTAAAAATGCGAGAATGCCTATAAAAATGCAAACTGAAGCTATCTTACCTATATTCAAGAACGCTCTGTCGGTCTTTGATATTGGCTTCTCTATTTCAACTTTATATGGTATCGAATCTCGTACAATCAAGGTATCAGATTTATTTCTTACGATGTATCGGTCTTTATATTGAAGATGGTACTTATCCTTGAATACTGTATCACCTCTAATATAAACAGATACGCTATCATGCACATAGACGGAATCAGTCTTCAATAAAGAATCCGTCTTTAATACGACTCTATCTTTGTATTCTGTGATTGGAACATACTTGGTTGTAGTACATCTACAGAACATAGATAGAATCAGCATTGCTACTGAAATAGCAATTACAACTCTTGTTATCTTATCAATCAGTTTCATAAGCTTACTGAATTACAATCGTTACTTTTTCCTTTTTATCCCAAGCTGTCTTCATTGTCTGAATAAGCTTGTTTGTCCAGAATCGGGAATCGCTTACCCAACCTTTCTTATCATTCTTACCACAAAGAATGCACCCCTCTGTGTCTTTTGCTGAGTTGCCGGAATGAATACGGATACCATCGAACCCTGTTACATCCTTTAATAACGGTAACATCTTTTTGAATCTGTTAGAGTAGGTATATACGCATTCATAACTGCCGCTTGGTATTGCAGTCTGCCCATAAACCTTCTTCTTCTTGATTTCTTCAAGCTGCATATCTTGGCGCAATCCTCTATCAGCATCTTCAAGAGTATTGCAGCCGAACAATTCACCGTTGACGTAAAGACGACTGATAGTATAGCCATCCTTTTTCCAAGCTCTATCTATTGTAATTAACATGATTGATTTCCTTTCTGTTGTTTGTATGAGTTAAAAAATGATGACAGGAAAGGTATCCTCTCCAAAAAGTACAGTCCAAGGCAATAATGTAGAAAGTTCGCTACCATCCATGGTGGCGTACCTTTCTTGAATATCTCCATCATCTTTTGGGTGATATTCATGCCATAGAAGTAAATCACAACGTAGGTAATCATTGACACACATTGAATAGCTCCATCCATTTGCCCTTTCCATCTACCAATGGTATATACGGCTGCACATAGGACGAAGTATATCGTTGCGTGACCTACGCAAATAAGTGCCTTCTTGAGTTCAAATTTCTCACCTTTTGCTATCATACCACTAAGATATCCAAACACAAAGTTGAGAAAGAAAACCAAAGCCAATGTCTTCAATTCTCCATCAATAGGCTTTAAGTAGGCTACGACCGCTATCACGACCCCTACTAATAATTCTCTTAATCTTTCTGCCATTTTCGTTATCCTGAATAATTAATAAAAATAAAGTTTCGGTCTCTTTCTGCAAAGATAGCAAAAAAAACCGAAACTTTATTCAGAATAACGAAAAACTTTAGACATTCAAGTCGTAATATGGAAGTCTGCCACTTTCCAGGAAAGAAATACATTCATCGAAAATCTTTTGCTCGTAGTTGTACGTGTTGATCTTTGGGAACCATTTCTTTATCTTTGCGTCGTTACGTTTAACCATTTCGCCCCAAAGAACGCACCAGTCTTCGAGATTGATGTTGTCGTTCTTGACCTCATGCCAATAGTCTTTTGCCACATCTTTAGTATGAAGCTGACCGATGAGACAAAGATGCATATCTGCCATTTCTTCGTCATAATGACACGCGCCAATCTCTCCCTTGACCTGCTTCATCATGTCAAGCATTACGCTGTCGTTCATTCCGACCTCGCAACAATCTGCCATTATTGTGACGCAGTTCTTGATAGCCTGTATGTCATTGCTAGCTATAATGTCTTCGAATACCTTTTTCATAACCGTATATTTTTGATGTTACTTCAGAAAATAATCTCTGATGTCGTATACGCCATCCTTATCTTTCAACAAGTCGAGTGCAAGGTGGTTGGCATACTTAACCAGATGTTCTGTACCAATGTCCTTAACATCTTCCTTGCCGAGTATCTTAGCAATGGTGCATCCGTGATCGCTTACAACCTGATTCATTGCAACGTACAAAGCGTAATCGTTGTAATAAGGTTTCTCCTCTGTTGCAAGTCCGAGACCGGTCATAGCATTGAGCCACGTTTGCATATCCCAAGTTGCAGATGGATTCATACCGTTTACAATCTCAGATGCCTCCTTCTTGGTGAGATAGTTCTTCCACTTGATAGCACAAAGCTTATCAAGATACTCTTGCGCAAGCTCTGGGTGCTTGGATGCCATATCCTTCATCATGCAACGCATCGTATTACCGAATACGTGCATATACTTTACGTTGGTTGATGAAGCCATCATTCCATACAACTCATCAAACTTACTCATAATCTCTTTTGCTTCCATATTGTCTTGTATTTATATATGTGATTATTCTGCTGTTATCAGACTTTTCAACTCCTCAAAGTCTGTTTTTGTAAAGCTGATACTCTTCTTGCTGCCGAACAATATTGTCGTTATAATATTATCAGGCAAATCAATAACTAAAGCACCGCCATCAATGCGACCTTTGACAAAACCGAAATCAAACTCATAGTTACTTATATTCTCTAGCATCTGCATGAGGTCTGAGAATATGGTATCAGCATCTATGTTTCCGTCCTCATCGGCAACGAATAGGGTAGCGTTGTCAATGCTCTTGCCCCAACTATCCTTGTGTTTGGCGATGATATTGTGCGATGCTCGCTTCATGTACACGGAAGGGATAGCCAATGCAGGGTTTTCTTTAACCATGTCGCTAATTCTTGCGTCTGCCCACAAATCCAAAGATGTAAGCAGCTTTTCTTTCAATTCTGTTATGTTCATTTCTTAGTTTCTCCTTTCTTTGTTTTGTTGTACCAAACGAGATATTCTTGCCAAGTTTTGTCGCTGTGGTTAGTCATATAGTCGTTGAGCATAGCTGATTTTTGCTCCTCGGCTTGCGCTACTTCTTTTCTCAGCCGTTGCATCAAAGATAGATGTTTCTTCAATGCTTCCTGTCCTTGCTGAGTGCTTTCAATACGAGGACGTATGATGCGCAATTCCTCGTCTTGTACTAGCTTAGACACATATTGCAAGCTATTAACGTATTCCTGATTCTGCATCAAGTACTGACGTTGTGCGCCAGTAAGATTGTCCTCAATCTTGTCAATCTCATCCCATAAAGGGGTGGAAGACTGCTGCGCTTGCATATTGATAGATGCTCGCTTCTGTTGTATCGCTTCGTACATCTTCTGTAGCTCGGCATCCATCATCTGCGGCTGCTGCTGACTTGTGCCCATATCAAGCAAAGGGCTGTTTCCAAAATTCATCATAATCAATATCTTTAAGTTGGTGATATGTTATAGAGAGGTGAGAGGGCATCCACCAACGAGGGCAAACACCCCTCACCAACTCATTTTTTCTTAGTCTTTTTTACGGACTTTCTTACTGCTCTGTTACGCTCCTGTAGTGGGAGTTGAAGGAGCGGTACAATTACAGCCGTAGCTGCCATAACCAGTAACTACTGGCGTAGAAGGGAGCACAAGCTGACCATCTATCTTGCGGCAACACTTCTCGTTAACATAAGCCATCATAAGCTTCTCCTTGTAAGGAGTGAGAGCTTCCATAACGGCTACCTTCTTGTCAAGGTCGCAATACTTAGCTTGCAATGCGTCATACTGGTCTCGCTGATTCTTGTACAGACCGAAGTCCGCATCAATCTGAGACTTGTACAGACCGAACTCAGCCTGCATTGCACGGCGGTTCTCAGCGTTGATAGCATCTGTAGCACCCTTATACATAGAGAACTTCTCTGCGATGTCAGTTTCACGCATAGCATATAACTTGTTTGCTGTGTCGAGCTTTAAACCGAACATGTCGGTAAGCAACTTCACCTCATCAGCACATTCCTTCTCCATTACCTGTAAGGCGGTTGGCTGATTTGAGCTTGAGTTAGCTCCGTAGGTGTTGATGTTTACGTTCTCAGGCATATTGCTGCCGAGTGAGCCAAATACGCTGCGGTTGTTACCGCCAAGCAACCAAGCACCAGCACCGAGTGCTGTGCCGATGATACCAAGGGTAAGACCAGCATTGCCTGTTGCCTTAGAAGCATAATCATCGTGCTTCTTTCCCTCTTCGTAGATTTTCTTTTCCACGACCTTTGCATCTGTCATTTCCATAATACAATCTTTTGAGATCCTTAATATTAACTAACACTATGTAATCGATTACGGATGCAAAGGTACAAAGAACATAGAAGAGCAAATATAACTCTATCACACTTTCTTTTAGTGGTTGATTATCAGATATTTAAGGTGATAGGAGGTAGCGTCATATATTGTTACGTATAATTTAAGGCAAAAAGTGCGTATATTTTTCGGGGAAATATGTGTGTCTTTGTCTATTATATTGTACCATATAAAAAAGAGAGGCAATCACTGACCTCTCTTACTCAACTTGTAAGGAATACTTACATGTTCAACTATTATTTTCTTTTCTTTTTAATGAAGTGAAGAATATCCCATTTCTTCCAATACCTAGAGTGCCCACGCTTCTTACACTCGCCATTCGGAATGTCACCTCTAGCGACCATACGATTAAGCGTTGCGTCAGAAACATGAAGTTTCTCCTTGACTTCCTCGGTGCTCATCATTGGGTTGAGAGCATACGGCAGATAGTTCTCACAAAGGTCTTCTATCTCATCGCTACTCATTCCGCAAGCAGTTACCTTCTCCCCTCTCTTCTCTTGCTCGTCTGCTCGAAAGCAAGAGTCAGACAACGATTTTAATAACACTCCCAAGGTGTGATAACCAAATAACTTTCCCATATCATTATAATCTAGAGATTAAACTTTGACAGCCCTTGCCTGAGAAATACTTGTCGGCAAAACCATATACATAAAATATAATGGTCATTACAAGTATTACAACATTAGCTTCCACCATTTCGTTGGTGGTAAAAACATTCCAGTATACGATATGAATAGCATTTATCCCAAATAGGTAGATTATCATCGGAATACGCCATCTGTAGCAGAGCCAAAAGAATCTGCTCGCAAGTATAAGCACAAGCGGATGGATGTAAACAGAGAAATAGATAAATGCTGCTGATACCCAATTCTCCTTAAACCATACGCACATTTCTTTTTCATGAGACGCAAATGTTACCATGCATGCAATATGAAAAAGCATGATAAACAGAGACATCACTTCACAATAATACTTAAACCAAGTGAGTAGCTTTATGCTGTAGCCTCTACCTGCAAGGATAATGACGTTTATAATTTCGCTAACGTCCATGTCCTTAAACATTACTCTTGACAACTGTACAACACCGACTGATTGAACTAACCGATGGACTTCGTCTTTTTGTTCTTCTGTCATTGAAATACCTCCTTTTGTCTATAGTTAATTGTTCATAATTCGTTGATTTAAATTAAATGATGGTGCAAAAATACACTTTTTAGCACAAAATTAATGGAAATGAGAATGTTTCTGTGTTAAACTTTGCGAAAAGTAACAATCTGAAAGTAGATGGCTGCAAAAATGGGGGGGGTGTAAATTACAGATTGTAAGTAAAAAATGATGGGCGACCGAAATAATCAGCCGCCCACAATAAAGAAACATTCTCATTTTCTTTTACGTTACTTGCAGATGCAAGCGAGCATCTCCATGTCATCGAAGCTCTTCTCGCAAGCCTTGATAGCCTTAAGCAGCTCGGCTTCCTCGACCTCGGTGATTTCCACCTCGACCTCCTTGTCGGCGAGTTCGTTGAAGTATTCCATGGTCTTCTTGCTGAAGCCAGCGAAGTAGGCGTTCACCTCTTGCAAGAGGTCTGTGTCCTCCTTGGTGTAGGTGTAGCCCTCCTCCTTCATCTTGCGCTCGTTCTCCTGTGCGGTTTTGAGCTTGCCTTGCATTTCCTCGAACTTGTCATCCTTCAAGGACTCCTGCGCCTCCTCTTTGTCCTTGTCGAAGGTGTCGGCGATGGAACGGAGAGCCTTCATGTTCTTCCATACCGCCAGCATAGTTTCCTCACTCAAAGAGCTTGTCTTGAAGCCCTTCAATGTCTTGTAGGCGTTAACCGCCTCGATTGTCTTAATCTTTTTCATAAATTCGCTTGATTTATTGATAAATAAATTCGCTTACAAAGGTACAAAATAATTTGCACATACGCAAGCATTTAACACTTTAATATCTAAACAATTAGCAAGAAAGTGGGTGTTACTCACTTTTTCGTTTTCGCACCCACAAATCAAGCTAATTGTTACTCGTTCGCAGAGTCGGCAGCAATACCCTCCGACAACTCATTCACGTGCTCCTTGACATAGGCGGAGAAGGCGTTGATGTTGGTCACGGCATCAATCATCTTCTGCAAGTCGGAAGTGTTGTAGTTCACGTTCAAGTTGTCCGTGGAATACTGGCTGAACGTGGCAATCTGGTTGCCGTCGCCGTCCAACACCACACCGTTGTCTACACTCATAATGTTACCGTCACTGACGGCTACATTTCCCTTAACCTTGGTTGAATCGTTCACGATGTCAACCTCTCTCTTGAACTCTGTCATTTTACCTAATGTTACTTTCATAATTTTGTAGTTTGAAAAATTAATTAATACTGATTATACTTGTAAGGAACAAAGCCATCTTCGTTTATTGCCTTACCTCCTATGCTATATAGCTTTGTTCCATATAAGTTAATAATGGTGTTACCTTTTATCTTTAGCTGAATATCCAACTGCTTTGGTTGGTTTATCGTTGCATCATAATCACTAAATACATTTTTAAAGTGGAAACTAAAGTATTGGCTCTTTCCTTTTATGAGACTTAACGAACCAGCAGGGTTTTTGTCTATTTCCAAGTCTGACAAGTTATAGTCAGAACCTTCGTAACTTAGCTTTACATCCGTTAATTCATAAGAAGAATTTGTCAGCGGAGTGCCATAGAAAGTGATATAAAAATCTCTATATCTATTTACTGCCAAAATGAGATGTAGTCCATCTCCATATTCCTCTTCTAAATCTAATAATGTATAAAGGCTATAAGTTCCATAGCCTACACTTATTTGGTCTTTACTATCGGCTGTTATCAACGACAAGTCTTCCTCAAAGAAACTCCTGTAGAATACAGCGGATAAGGGATAAGAAGTCAGTTTCGCTTTACCATAACTATTTGGAATGGTTAAGAACTTATTGCCTTTAGCATTGCCCATTGCAAAGACAAAGTATTGCCTTCCTAAGCCAACTGTTATTTGCGTTCCCACTCTTGCACCTTCTGCTATTGGAGAGTCCGAGCGAAAATAATTGAACGACTTGAAGTTTGGGTCTTTTGAATAAAATCCCCAAAGATAAAGGTCGTTATTGTCGAACAAACTAAACTTACTATACAGCAAGTCTTCGCCTTCCGTTATCCCCCACATGTATGTAGGCGTTACTTGCACATTAACCGAAACCTCCTTATCATAATTCATGTAAAAAGGTGGATAATTCTTATTCTTATATCCTACAAAGTCTCCTAATCGGTATGGAGAATTAACTCCTCCCGTAGGATGAGCATAAACCCAATCATCATTACCTTTAAGTATCGCCTGTATAATGTTACTCATGGCTGTTTTGTCGTTCGTATAACTGCTATCTCCTTCCACGATTACGGGAGACAAGCCATAATTTCCATTACCTTTGCCGTCATTACTATCGAAATTAGCCTTGTAAACTACAGGCTTGTGTTCCGCCCACTTGTCTATATTGTCGCTCTTGCAGAGGGTAGCAAGGTCGTTGCTACTCTCTCCAAGAACACTTTTAACATCGTCTATGCTCACAGGAGCACTGATGATTCCATCTTTCAAACTCATAATCTATCACTTTTTAATTGTTCAACTTCATTCTCCAACTCTCTAACCCTAGCCTTCAACTTGGCGACCTCATCGTCAACTTGCTCGATAGCACCGAAGGCTACAGCAATCAGCTTTGGCGACCAATAGTTAATCTTAAGATAGCCGTCTTCGTCCTTCTCCACAAGGTCTTGCATCAATGTGTTGTGAAGAACCCTTTGGGCAATCCATCCGATGCTAGCCTTGTCGTCTTCATTGTATCGGAATGCCACCGTTCCACCCATTGCCTTGATGATAGCCAAGCTGTCAACGCCGTGTATGTTGTGCTTCAAGCGTTCATCGGAAGACTGATAAGCTGTTATGCCGCCTGTTGTCTTGATAGAGCCATTGTTAAAAGTCCAAGTATATTCCGAAGCTCCTGTTTGAGAGACGCTGAGACTAGCAGCACGATAAGTTACATCAAAACCACCCGATGCTACCATTGATATTGTACCACTTCCACCTTCGATGGTTATACCATGTGAGCTAGTAAGCCCTATGTTACCATAAGCACTTAAATCTAAAGTGGTTTCATTAAATGTAATGGAACTATTATAAGGTGAGCCATCACGATGATATTCTCGTATAACATTCCCCGAAAGCAACAAAGCTTTGTTTCGTGTAGAAATAATACTATTAGCAGTATAAATACTTGGACAATAAATACTCTTAAACGTACCAGTACCATCTATACTTATCAGCCAATTATTAGTATCATCTCCATTATCATCTGTGTCCCAATTACCAATATCTGAAACTAATACGTATCCACTATTACCAGAAGAGCCAATACGAAGATAATCATTGCTATTATCACAATGTATTTGAAAGCTGTCGGAATCTGAATCAAACAGTATTCTATCTATTGCCTTAAGCTGAAGTTTACCACCACTCTGCGCATTTCTTGCGTTGAACACACTTCCGTCCGCAATGCCAAGGTAGACAGTCTTGTTGCTATGAGTGTACTTCAATCCTGCCCATTGATCCCAATCCCAAGCAGTTTCACCAAAACGAACCGCAGCACCTGTGTTGAAAATAACTTGCGCATCAATGGCACTAATCGGAGCAGACTTGTTACCAATCTTAAGCGCACCATTCTGCAACGATGTACTGATGGTGTTGCTTGCGCTGATGGTGGTCGCACCGCTCAAAGCACCGCTCACGTTAGCCGTTCCGTTGAACGACTGTCCCCAGATGGTTCTTGCGGTTTGAAGTTTCGTAGCACTGGCAACATTGTCTGATGTAAGTGCCAAAGTTCCTGTCGCCGTAGGAAGTGTTACCACATTGCCGTGGTTGCCGTTGGTATGCAACCTTACGGAATAGTCGCTGCCTGTGGTGTTGTCGTGGTGGAAATCAATGCAATGTCCAAGTTCTATCACGCCATCAGTTCCAATTACAGGAATCTTGCCATACGGCTTGCTACTTCCTGACTGAGCATGATAGCCGTCCACGGTGTCACAATTCGTGGCATAGGCAGCTGTCAACGTCTTATTCGTGCCGCCAATGGTAATGGAGATGTTGTTCCCACTATTGGACAGATTAGTAAACAAGCCCGAGGCATGAACCCCATCCAACGTGTCGGCATTTCCTGCATTGCTCGCATAGTTGACGGTCAGCGTCTTGTTTGTTCCTCCGACCGTTATAGACAAGCTGTTTCCGCTGTTAGACAAGTTCGTAAACAATCCGCTGGCGTGTATTCCGTCCACCATGTCCGCATTATGCACCGTTGCCACGTCAGAGCCTTGTGCGATGCTTGTGTAGGCTTGGTTGTGAATGGCGGTCGCTGCGTCCTCAATGGTTGCGTATGCCTCGGTATGGCTTGCGGCGTTGCCTGTCTCCGTGCTATTAACCAAGGTGAATATCTTGCCCAAGCCACCACGCTGGTCTTGCAACGTTCTGATTACAACAGAAGCATATGCGCCACGCATCTTAAGGAACACATCATAGTATGCCTTGCCTGTGGTCTTGTACATTGCAATCTTCAAGCTGTCCAATCCGTAGCCGTTGCGAGAAATCCACTGAATGCTACAACTTGCGTTTGCACCTGTGGAGAGGTTATCCGTTTTTATGTAGACTCTGGCTATTCCATAACAGCCGCCAATGAAGCCTTCAGAGATATAGAGTAAGATGCAACCATCTGAATAATTACCTGTAATCTCATTCACCTTAGCTATTCTTCGCCAAGGATAAGTGTTGGTTTTACTGACGATTGCATTACAATAGCTCATGTAGCCATTGATGGTGATGTTGGCAGAGCCATCGAAGTTGGCATTACCCGTAAAGTCGCCGTTAAGGGCGATGTTCCTAGCCGTCACCAACTTGGTTGCCGAGTACACTTGCATGTTCGCCAACGATTTTGCAACCGTTCCGATTGTCATGCTCACTCCATTGTTCGTGTTGCTCAAAGCGGTGAATATGCCGTTGAGATGGACATTATCCAACTTATCCGCATTGGAGATTGTCTTGCTGTTGATGTAACCCCATATTGCCGACGCTGGTCTCCTATATATCCTATTCTTGGCGTTGCTGTCGTTGAATCCATTGTCGCTCGCATAGGAAGTAAGAATCTCCGTCTTGTCGGTCAAGTTCGCTGTGGCTGTTGATATGGAAGTAATCAAGTCCGTGTCCGCAACGGTCACATCAGCCGAACCATTGAATGACTTGCCGAAGACCGAAAGGGAGTGGTTCACCTTGGTTGCTGTTGCGGCGTTACCTGTGATGCTTGCGCTAGCTGTAATGAATCCTGCTCCATTCGTCAATTGGTTCGTGTTGTTCGGAATGCTTATGCTTTTTGCTGCACTACCATCATAGCTTCCGCTTGAATATCCGCTCCATGAGAGGGCACTTGGGTTCTTCAACGAAGATGGTCTATCCGTGATGTCTGCCCACTTGTGGGTATGCCCACTTAGGCTAAACGTGCTACCCTTAACCACGCTGATAGTAGTGCCGCTCTTGCTGATGGAAGTCACGGCATTTCCGCTTCCGCTCACGCTAACGTTCATTGCCGAGCCACCCTCCAAGCTAGTAACCTTGTTGTAAAGCTGCTTTATAGACCAAGCACTGGCCAAGAAAGATGATTCCATCTTGGTAGTGTCGGAACTTCCATTCGTAGCGTTAGGCATCTTGATAGCGGAGTCCCATGCGAGAACGCTACCGCTCAATCCACCGCCACTTCCAGCAGAGCTAGTTCCGTATGCGCTTATTCCACCTGTGGCATAGAGGTTTCCGTTGACCTTCAAGTTACCGTCCGAATCCTTCTCCAAGACGATGCCGTTGATGTTCACCTTGGTTGTTGTGTAGATGTCGCCAACAACATGCAGCTTGTAAGATGGTGAGGTCGTTCCGATGCCGACGTTACCATTCACGCTAAGTTTGTTGGAGAGGTATACATCCTTGCTACCCCAGTTGCGAATCCAAGTGTTGTCGCTCATGTACCAACCGCCGCCGTGGTCTTCACTATACCAACCAGTGCTTCCCTTGCTTCTGAACCAGTTGTTTGTGTAGATAGTTCCTGCTGGTGCTGCGGAAGTATTGATGTTGCCCACACCTGTCATGTTGCCGCTCACGTTTGCTGTTCCGTTGAAGGACTGCCCCCATAGCGAGCGAGCCGTTACAAGTTGATCTGCTTGCTTCACAATGCCAATTCTCGTAGCACCATCAAGCAAGGTATAAGGACTATCCCCTGTGGTTGCTGGCAAGCTTTGAGCCGCAGAGAACGATGTATTTGTCACCAAAGTTCCTTGGCTTGTGAAATCGGCAGACGTGCGCCCTGTCTTCTTGATGATAGTGTAAGACAGACTTCCATATTGACCTTGGCAATTTCCCCAAAGTTGAACATTGCCAGTTGCATTGTTGTAGTACACACGCAACCTTGAAGACATGTTTCCAACCAACTCACGCAAGGATATGCTAAAGTTGTATGCCCCAGAGTCCTTCGCTCCATTCTGACGGATTTTCAACACGACAACCGAATAGGTATCGTTATATCCGTTGGAGAAGAGGAACGTGAAACTTCTATCATCATATCGGTTATCTGTGACGGTAATGTCAAACAACTTAGCCCAATAGTGGGAAAGGCTTGCGGTGTTGCTGTTTACCGCTCCCGACCATACGATGTTGTCTTTGTGCCAACCATCGAGCAAATCCGCATTGAGGTTTGTCCATTGTGCGGTAGTCGAAGCTATGTGATTCGAGCCGTTGTAACCGAATTGCATACCTCCCTTGCCGAACTTCACCATTCCTGCGTTGTTGTTGCCAACGCCCATCAAGCCGATAGTGTTGCCTAAGTTACAATCACCAATGTAGCAATCCTCGCCTATGAGCAATCCATTGTAAGCACCATTCAATGCGCTTGCCACAATCTTAAGCTGACCTGTGAGCGTTCCACCTGTCAAAGGCAAGTACTTTGCGGCGATGGCATCCACCTGTGACTTCGTATAAGCATCAGTAATGCCATACCCACTTATCGTTGTCGGCTTGCTTGTGAGTTCTGAGAAGGCAAGGCTGTTCTTGATGGCAAACGAGCCGAAAGCACCCTTGTTGCAATAGGCGAGGTTTGAACTTGTGCCACTATATGCTCCGTTCCAGTAAGCTATGAAGCTCATGTCAGGAATGATGTTGCCATCGATCGATGCGTTAATCCATCCCGAAGTGCCCACCGCAGAAAGGCTCTTCTTTGTGTAGCTCTTGGTGTAGGTGACGGCTGTTCCACTAGTGGATATGCCTGTAACGAACACGTTGCTTCCACTTGGTTGAGTTACCGAACGCAAGCCATCAGTAATGCCAAATCCCGACAAGGTGGTTGGCTTGTTGGTGATATAGCTCCACGCAAGGTTTCCTTGGAACGCCGTGAGTGCCTTGATGTGTGGAGCGATGAAGTAAGCATCGCTTTGGTTCGTAACGAAAGAAAGGCTTACACCTGTTCCAATCTTATCATGGTCAGTATAAACCAATGCAGCCGATTGAGCACCACTTGCATCTGGGTTCTCGCCAGTTGAGAAAACCAATTGTGGACCGCCATCGCCATAGGACAGCTTTCCTGCCGACTTGATGTAGTTTGCATCGTTGCCATAGGTTCTTCCATAAATCACCAAGCGATTCTGCTCTGCCTTGTAACTTGTGTTGACGGTGACACTAGCCTTTGACAACTTCAAGATGTTGTCAATCTTGGTTATTCCAGTCAATGCTTGCTCGGCACTGCTGCCCTGTACCTGTGTCGTTCCTATATAGTGAGTATGGTTAGACAAGCTGAATGAGCTACCCTTCGTCAAGGTCAAGGTATGCCCACTAACAGATGCGGCTGTTATCGCATTCCCAGAACCTGTTACGCTAACGGCATTCACACCGTCTGTGATACCATATCCGCTGAGACTTGTTGGCTTAGAGGTCAAACTTGCAAAAGTATGTGTATGCCCATTGAGCGAGAATGTAGAGCCTTTTGTGAAGGTTATCTTTGTTCCACTCTTCGACACGCTAGTTACGGCATTGCCTGAGCCTGTGGTTTCAATGCTTGTTGCGCTACCACCCTCCAAGGTGGAGATTCTACCAATGGCAGCGTTCAACGAGTTGTTAAGCACGGCGATGGAATAGGCACTTGCAATCTCGCTAAGGTTCTCGCTTGTGAGCTTGATGGAATCGGCATACGCCTTTGCCGAGAAGTTGTTGCTTCCTGTTGTTCCAGCGCTTCCCTCTCCATAGGCAGAAATGCCACCAGTGGCATAGAAGTTAGCGGCGGTTGTACCATCAGACTTAACTACTTTAATGGCAGTATTAGCTTTATCATAAACTAATCTGACATCACCAATTTGCACATAAACACCATCAGTATTAGCAATAGTTATACTGCCATTTACATCAGCATTACCATTCACGCTATTGCCCCAAAGCTTTCTTGTTGTTCCCCAATAAGAAGTTACTATGTTGGCAGTACCATTAAACGATGTTCCGTTTATAGTTCTAGCATTCTGTAATTTAGTAGCACTTCCAGCATTACCAGTAATTGAAGCAGAAGATGTAATGAACCCTGCTCCATTAGTAAGCTGATTAGTATTATTTGGAATACTAATAGACTTTACAGCAGAACCATTATAAGAACCACTACTATAACCGCTCCAAGAAAGAGCATTAGCAACTTTTGATGCAGATGCTACATTGTCAGTAACTCTAGCAAGTCTTACCCAAGGAGCAGCCCAAGCTGCATCATTACTTATCTTGCCTCCAGCTCTAGAACGGACATAAACTTCAGTAGTGCCAGCTTTTATAGCAAACTGAGTTTGCCACATATTAGGAGAAGTTGCCGTATTATTACTGTCAGTATAAGACAGATTAATATAATGATGCCAACCAGTTTGTCCATTAGGATTAACATAACCATTCAACGTTTGATAGTTAGCAGTAGAACTAGCATAAGGTGCTGCAATATTAGACATACCCATACTATTCCCGTGTGTTGCAATATCGTTAAAATTGTTTCCAACACCACTAGGAAAAGCTCTTACTAAATTCAGTGTTTTAGAAGTTCCACCAATACTAATAGTAACCTTGTTTGCAACATCAGAAATACTGAAACCAGTAAACAAACCACTAGCGTGATAATTATCTACCATATCTGCGTTATGAGCAGTAGCTTCATTTTTAACCCAATTCTGAGTTGCATAAGCTGCGAGACTTTGATGTGCGGTGAGATAAGTTCCCAAATCTACAGCATCTCCACCACTAGCCGCAATGGTTTTAGTGATACCGTTAATCTTAACACTATGTGTATGACTAGTTGCCGACTTACCACTAAGAAGTGAATCTACACTACTTTTGGTATAATAGTTAGCAAGACTTTGGTGACTAGTCAAGAAAGTAGCACCTTTAGTAAATGTAATACCCTTTCCGCTTTTAGATACAGACGTGATAGCATTTCCACTTCCACTTACAGATATTGCATTAACGTAACCATCAAGTGACTGATGATTAGTTAAGAACGTACTACCTTTAACTATGCTGATAGTAGTACCATTCTTGGTGACAGACGTAACCGCATTACCGCTACCGCTGACAGAAATAGCAGTAGCACTACCACCTTCCAAGCTAGAGATACGAGAATCAAGAGCCTTGATGGAGTAGGCAGAAGCAACCTCAGACAGCGATTCTGATGTGAGCTTCAAGGCATCTGAATAACTCTTCACACTGCCGTTCAAGCCGCCACCACTGGATGAGGATGTCCCAACACCATAGGCAGAAACACCACCACTAGTATAGAGGTTTGCCACCTCGTTAGTCGTAGTGTTCGTAATCTTCAACGCCTTATTAGCTGCATCATACTCCAACTTGATGTTACCGATGGAGATATACTTTCCACTAGGCACGATGATGCTTCCATTGATGTCAGCAGTGCCATTGAACGAATTTCCCCACAATTTGCGAGCATTAGTAAGCTGGAGAGCCTTCTTCGCTGAACCGTTTGTGAAGTAGCCTTGCAAGGTGGCAATACTCCCTTTGTTTGCGGATATGCCCGAAGCATTTACCCCTTCTGCCTTTTTCGCTCTTGCTACCTCGTCAGATATAGACTTGTTGATTCCGTCAACGATACCACTTAAAGTGTCTGTCTGCGCAATATTGGCGAGGAAGCTCACCACCTCGTTCCACTTATTGATAATTCCGTCCGCAGTCTCCTCGTCAGTAGTCATAAGGGCGTACCAGTCATAGGCACTATCCCAATGAGTTACCTTTACGGATGAAATGCCGTCCAACACAGACTTATTGCTATGAGTATGCTTTGCCGATACCGCACCATCCCAAGCTGTCTGCTTTGCAGTAGTAGGAATAGAGTAACCCGAGGCAAGACTAATGGCAAACGTACCGCTTGTTGTGATAGTCTTTGTTGCACAAGTCAAACCAGTAGGAAGAGTAAGTGCTACAGATGTAACAGTACCCTTGTTTGTGGTATAGCCCTTTGCATCAATCTCCGCTTTGGTATAATAGCTTGCGAGAGACTGATGGGCAGTCAGATACCCAGCATCGTTAGTAAGCTGGCTTACCTTCGTGATGCGGTCAGTGATTTCCGCCCACTTATGGGTGTGCGCACTAGGTGCAAACGTTGATGGTTTACCCGTAATGTTATTCCAAGATAGGCTCAGACCGCCAAGTTCTGTGGCTATGTTGTCAATTCGGCTGCTGAGAGCCTTGATAGCATAGGCGTTCGGGATACTAGTCAAGTCTGCATCCGTATAGCTTCCCTCTATGATTCTCGCATAGCTGATTACGCTTGCATTCAATCCGCCACCACCACTAGTGGCATCACTTGCTCCGTATGCACTGATACCGCCAGTAGCATAGAGATTACCATCAATCTTGATAGCCTTGTTGGTTGCATCATACGTGAGCTTGATGCCATGAAAGGAGATTGCGCCCTCGAATGTAGCATCGCCCGAAACACCCAATTTTGTGAATGGAGCGTTTGGCTTCAAAGACACAAGATCAGCAACGCTCGTTCCTGCACTTCCTGCCTTCCAAGTCGGCTCGAAGAAGGTGAGGTATGCGCCAAGATTCTTCTCGCTGATGATAAATGACGTAGGGTCAGCGTGAACCTTTCCGCTCACATCCCACCAGATAGCACCACTGGCAAGATAACCCGAGCCATCGAAGCGGATGAGGGAGGTTGCAGGGGTAAGATTTCCGCTATTATAGTCCTTATCCACCATCTGACCGCCCCACCATGTTGCGATACTCTTCTTTCCTCTATTCGGGTCTATTGCTCCGTTGATACCGCTCTGAACGTTTCCGTCTCCGTCTCTCAGCGCAAGGAGCGTTGTCATTACAAGACCACCGTCAATATCTGTAGTCTGACCGAGTGCATCCTTGATGTACTTGTAACCTGCGAGGTCTGTGATATTCTGCTTCAAGTCACCATATATCTTGCTAGTGATATAGGCATTAGCCAAACCAAGTTTGTCATAGAATGCGCTGTATGCTGACTGAAAGTTGGTGAACTTCGTTCCCACGGCTGAGACGATAATAGCCTTGCCGTTAGTATCAGACGCATTGTATCTCTTAGAAATATCTGAGAGATACTTGATGAGTTCCGTCTTGGCAGTAGAGAGGGTAGTGAAAGCAGTATTAAGGTCGGTGAGTTCTTTTGTACTCTTTAACACCTCTGCTCCCTTCACTTCATTGTACGACTTCTCGGCAGCTGTGAAAGCATCTTCAAGTCGCTTGGAATCCTGCGCCATAGCCGCAATCTCAGAAGGCTCTAGATAGCCATCTGTAACGTAGCTGTCGAAAGCCTTCTTGTTGGTGGTGACGGTAGTTCCTAATTTGCTGATGTCACCCTGCGCCTTTTCTGCCGCCTTCTGCGCTTTCTCCGCCGCTGCCTTGGCTGCGTTAGCAACGGTATCATCGGTATATTTGGAAGCCTTGATCCAATCGGCGATGGCAAACGGAGAACCAGCAGCTTTGAGGGTCTGGCAGCGCAATACCTCATTTTTGTAGGTACTGCCATCTGTAGGATAGGTAGCATTCACCCAAATATCGCCCACCTGATAGGGCGGTGTAGGCTGAGTGCTGAAAACCTTCATCTTGCCATCTGCCGTTTCCTGCGCCTTGCTTGCATCGGAGAGGGCTTTGGCGATGTCGGTATCTGTAATGATAGTCCACTTATAGATGTTACCGTCCTTGGCAAAGCGGTATGCCTTGCCCGTCTTGTTATCATAATAGAGGTCGCCTAGGTGGATATTCTTGTCCTTGTCTGTCTTCCAATCACTCGCTGGCTTGTTTGACAACGTAGGCACACCATCATAGAACCACGTCTCGATAGCCCCATCCACCTGATTCTGAAGGTCGGCTATCACCTGCGAGTTATTGATGATATTGTTCACCTGCTCCTCGGTCAAGCCCTTCGCTGAGTTCTCCTTAATATACTGAGACAGTTCCTTGCCATCCACAGTGGATTTGGCAGAAATCTTGCCTTTAACAGATACCTGCTTGGTTGCGCTGTCATACTTGATGTAGCTACTACCCTCATAGCCATTCTCCTTAGTAGGTCGGTCGCCTACATACATATCACCATAGACATTAAAAAATGCCTTGTTAGTCTGCTTATTCACACCATATTCCACATATTCCTTGTTTGCAAAGGAGTAGCTGTTGATGCCGTGATAGAGGCTGACGGATGGCGAATAGGTATCTACCGCAGAGAAGATAAGGCAGTTCTGACGCTCTACATCGGTTCTATTACCGCACTGGTTGAACACATCACCTTTAGCAGGTACATCGCTTGCCGTAGCGCAATCGGTATCGGAGAGGTCGATATAATGATATTTCTTTCCTTCCAACTCTACAGGTTCCTCGTCACGACCGATTGCCAATCGCCAATAGAAGTGATTGCCAGCCTTGTGATAAGTTCCCTTGCGAACGTTGAATGACTCAGAACGCACCTGGTCGCCAATAGCGAAATCATTATCCACGGCATCGCCTTCCTGCTCTGCTAAGAAATAGCAACGATAAGCCTTCTGTGACACATTATTATATGTCACAGTAACCTCTTCTACCTTATTAGCCACCACGCCACCAGCAGGAGAGATTATCTCCTTACCACCGATAGTGGATGTTTTATTGATGACCAGCTCCTCGAAGATAGCCTTCATTCTTACCTCAAGATAATCTGTGATGAGGTGCGAACGACCTTCTGCATCGGGAGTCCAGGAGCCTCCGTTCTCATTGTTGCGGTTACCGACAAACAATCCACTAAAGAACTTCTGCACCTTCTCCCAGGTAACTGTACCTTTTGCGATGTCATCGTTTATCTTTGAGATGAAGTGCTTGCTTCCCTCTGTCGCAACCTGATTCTTAACCTGTGTAGTTGTCAAGCCTGCACCAGTTCCGCCATTTCCGCTTTGAAGCGACGAAATCTGCTGCTGAATCTTCTGGATAGTTCCAACCTCTTTATCCTCACGGAGAGTTATGTCGTATGTCGGTATCTTGCCATCTTCTTCCTTGATCGTGAGCTGGTCGATAGAGATGATTCCTTCGATATTGAGGTCTGTATCATTGAAGTTCATCAGGTCGCCGGCCTTAAGCGTATCGTGGAGGCTCTTGATAACTCCGGTGTCGTCTGCCTGCGCTTGGTCGTGCTGCCTTGCCATGAAAATCTCATCTACCTTAGGCTGATATACATACCTTGTATAGTCATTCTTATCAAGGAGCGCTATGGCGTATTTTAGAAGCTTCAGTGATGCAGCATTAACATACGAATCAGGAAGGGTGATGCCGGTAAGGACGAAATGGTCTCCTTTCTTGATAGTGTAGTCCTTGTATGGAAACCAAAGCTCAAGAGCATCGTCCTTGATTCGTTCGATAGTGAGCCTCCATCTCCCATCAACCTTGGTTGAGGATGCTACCTTGAACGTTCGACCACCACACATGCCATCTTTCATGTAGATGGAGAAATCGTCATCCTTAAGGTCGTTGATGTCGAAGTCTATAGCCTTGCTGAGATAGATATCAACGTTCTTGACATTTTCGTTATTATTGAATCTACCATCATCATCAGGAGCAACACCCTCATCAATCTCGTCAACACGAACGCCACCAATAACCATTTCCTCGATAGTAGGGTAGATTTCGATAACTCCATTCGTCTTGTCGTCAGTATCAAAGAACTGTGATGCAGAACGGAGACCAATCTGCTCAATATTGACAGAATCAATATATGGTCTATATGGATCAGTAGAGAATCTGTGTTGTTTCCCTGTAGGGTTCACGTACTTCTTTTCTTCATCCGTGAGTGAATCATAGAAGTCGCTCAGAGATACATGAGGGAATCCAGGCAACATAAGTCTGTTGATGGACATATTGTTCGGGAGATTCTCTGCATATTCCTTCATGGACGAAGGAACATTTTTCTTGTTGAGGCCCGATGTGATATACATCTTCGTGTTTCCCGCCTTAACCTGAGCGATGAAAGTGTTAAGGTTTTCCCTTGACTCTTCGTCACCGCTATCTACCTGCGTTCCCCTGTATTCCGAATAGAATCTACACTTATTGGTATTGTATTTCTGTGTTACATAACCGGTAATCTCAGTCTTGAAATCAAATGTAACCTTAAGCACCCAACCAGAAGACTGCTCGCCAGTTTCTCCAGAAACAATATACTTTCTCGGATTCTTGAAATATGTCTCGATATAGTCGACATCCAGTTCAAGCTCAACATTCGTGCTGGCCCCGATGACTTTCGTGATGTTCGCCACGTACTTGACACCGAGGTCCGCATAGTAATGAGAAGGAAGATTCTTCTCCGAACCATAAGCTCTCAGTCTCGTAACGACACTCTGGTCGGAATCAGCGTTCTGAACAATCTCATATAATCCATTACCGAGGCCATACTTGAAGATATGGTTTGCCTGTATTCCGGTAGTACCGACATATATATTCCTTCCTCTGACGATGAAGTTTATGTCCCACTTCTCGTTCACAAGCGCAAGGGCTTGCCAACAGGTCATCGAATCCACTGTAATAGACATCGATTCGATGACGTTATCTCTTGTTCCTTCGCCGTACATTGACAGCCAGTCGCTCGCGAGGCATCCACGCTGCACGGAACGTTCCATATTTCTGGAGTAAATCTTCCAAAGACCTGCACCAATCTGGTCGTCAAGGTTCGCCTGGATCCTGTCTAGTAAATCATCAAGAGTCTGTACGTAGAATGGAAATTTCGGTAGGGTAGTGTAGTGGAGTTCATTGTCATTCAATACCACATCAAGGAACTCAGCTCTAGAAAGCTCATCCTGCAATGCATTGAACTTTACGCTGTCATATATGAAGCCATCACCGTAGGTGCCAGGTCTCGCCTGCTTATCTTTGCCCGGCTCGTAGTTGAGCTCAAACCGCTCGCCACGATAGACAATATAGTCGCCTATTTGAAAGTTGATAGGCACTTCGTGCTTGAAGTTGATAGTCACGAAGCACTCACCCATCCAAGAATCGGAGTATTCCAATCCATGAACGGTTATCTGCTCTTCGTTAACGTCTGTCAGCTTCGAGCCATCCTTATGATAAATATTCCAAGTGCTCATGTGTCTGTGTTATCCTAAATTTGAAATCCTGCCCTGTGCATCCATGATTGGCTTGATGTCAGTAACAGGGTCGTTAAACTTGAAAGTTATAGAGAGAATAAGCAAGTCCTCGCTGCCAGGATATCTGAATAGGTCCGGATCAATGCTCTTCAGTCTCACATGCTGCCTTCCAATCTTATTGAAGTCGCAGTACATTTTCATCATACCCGACTTACTGAGATAGTCAATGAAAGCCTTACACTTCTCGTTTGCGCCGAAGGCATCACCTTTAAACAGGAACTTGACCTTGTTCTCGTATGCCGCCATATAGAGACCATCCTTGCCAATATACTCGTCGTCGCCATGCTCGTCGTGCCATTCCCTTTTTATGGGTTCCTTGACGGAATCGCATGGTTTGAACGGATTCTCGCTAACATACATACCGAAGTCGGCGATGGAGTCCTTCACCTCGTTCCCATCGCCTTCCTTCTGCATGTATATCCTGAAATAATCTTTCATACCTTAATTCAACTTTTTATAATTGCAAATATACGAAAAATAGAATAAATATGCAAGAAATACTCAATTAAAAATGCATAAATATACAAAATGGGGCACGAATATAGATCCGCGCCCCCGATTATTACTTCATCTTCAATGATTTTGTTCCGTTAAGAACTCTATTGAAGTTGTCGTTATACTCAACGAATATACTTTCAATCCTCTCGGCCGCATCCGCATTGCGTAACGTATTTTGAGCAATCGTATTAAGCTGAGACAACTGCGACTTCGCAATCTCACTCATCTCTGGATAGTACTTAGCCTGCTCTGCGCGGATAACAGAACAATCCAATCTAATAGCATTAAGATACGACAGACCAAGATCTGCTTCTTCTTCTGTTATTCCCTTCACAGAGTTTCTTGATGAAGAACTGCTATTATCTGACCATCCGTAAGTTTTCTTAAGGTAATCTCTCGTTGCCTCGATTTGCTTTGAGAGCTCATCTGTGCTGTTCTTTACGTCGGCATACTCGGCTCCTGTGTATTCTGAAATAACATTCCCGTTGGAATCCTTGATCTTATCACCATTCTCTGCGTACCCCTGAGTCTTCTTCAGAAGAGCCTTGATTTTGTCTCCATATATATTCTCAATCATGGAGTTCAAGATGGCGTCCTTTAATTTTCCTTCAAAGCCATCCACCAAGTCTTCATACCCATTGGCCATAGTTGACATTGCGTCGCCCCAGGAAGACACCAAGTCAGAGAACTTGTTACCGGTCAGTTTCTCTGTAAGAGCCTCAATTATGTCATCGGCCTTCTCGCCATACTGAATGAGCTTTTCCAGGTAATCTCTGAAATCTGAGTCCATGTTAGCCCAAAGACCAGTGTAATTCTTCTTAATCTTTGACAATGTATCAGCGTTCATGTTGAGCATGTCTTCCATGCCGTTGAACTGGACTCCGTACTTCGAAGAGATTTCTCCGGCAACATCACGCCAGTTCTGACCATTGTACTTATATGAACCCTTCCACATTCTATATTTGATAGAGTGGGAGCCAGCTGACGCACCGGCATTGAGCCTCTTCTGCGCGATAACCTTAGTCTGCTCAATCTCCGCCTTAAGCATTTCCTGGGCTTCCTTGGATGCCTCTGTAGCCTCTGTACCCCAATGGATATTCATATACTCAGTCTTCTTGGAGATGAGAGAATCCCAAATTGAGGTAAGGTTATCGTACTCAGCCTTCGCTTTGTTGTAGCTGCTGTAGTCTGCACCGAATGCCTTGATGAGCGAACTTCCCACACTCAGGGCTGCTGCCGCTGCCGCTCCGTAAGGACCTGCCGCCCCGAGACCAAGAGCGCTTAAACCGCCAGATACATTGGCAGCTGCGCCAAATGCATTGGAAGCACCTCCTGCAATCTGGCCGAGGATAGAATTCTGCTCGCCAAGAGCCTCAAACAGGTTAATAACTGGATCCATGATGTTTGACAAAGCCTGCATCTTTCCCGATAGAGAAGTAATAGCCTTTGAGGAATCATTGTATGCTCCCTTCTTGCTATTCTCTAAGTCTGCATTGCTATACCATTTACCCGCTATTAGTCCTGTCTTCTTTGCCTGGGCATCCGAGATGTTGATTCCGGAAGCACCAATCTTCCTGTTGCCCTTAAGTATCTCTCCGATTGCATTTCCTCTACGAACGCCTCCAAATATAGACGGGAGTGGATTTCTGTCAATCTGTTCATTTCTCAGCTTATCTAATGCATCACGCAACTGCTTAACAACTTCGATCGAAAGTCCTGTAGTCCTAGAAAACTCATCGATATTGCTAATCATTGTGTTGATAGTAGCGGAAGACACCCTGTCGAGGTCATCGAAGATAGCAACCCAATCAGATTCCTGCTTGAACTGTTCAAACTGGAGCTTTGCCAAATTCTCGTTGTGAGTCTTTGTGGCTCCCTCACTAGCTCTCTCCCTCATCTGTGGGTCTTCGATGCCCTTGATGAGTTCAAGCTGTCTCTCGTATTTGCGGTTTTCATCCTCAATCTGCTGGGCGATGGTTGCATTCTTTTCAATCAGACTAGCCATCAGGTCGATGGTCTCCTTCTTGATTTTATTGTTCTCATCTTCCAGCTTCTTGCGTATGTCGTAAACACGAGTCTCCTCGCCGTACTTATCCTTGACATTTTCAAGACTCATTCCCTTAACCTCGTCCGTAGTCAAGTTAAGGCCGGACTGAATATTATCGTGCTTTACGGCAACATCGAGCTGTTCTTCCAGGAATCTCTTGTATGTGTCGAACTGAACAGTTCCTCCGAAAGCTATATTTTCTGAGCCTTTCTTGTTTCCTGTCAGCTCATATATCTTTTTGTATGTCTCATACTGCTCGGAGATAACATCAAGTTGCTTATTGAGTACATTCAGTTCGTCTCTGCGCTGGTCTTCGAGAAGTTTTCGGTTTTCAGTTTGGATGCCTGCCTTCTCGTTTGCAGCGTAGTACAATCTGTCCTTTGTTGTCGCAGGGAGAGTCTGCAAGAGTTCCTTGATTGAAGTCTCGTAGTTGGTGTAGTCAGAGATAGGGAACCGCTTCTTATCACCAAAGATAGCCTTAAACTCTCCGTCGTTTGCAAGTTGACCAAGAGCACCCTTTCCGTAGAGTTCCTTGAATTTCTTAATTTCGGAATACATCTTCTTATATAAGTCGATGCGCTTCTTTAAATCTTCGAGAGCCTTATCCGTCTGTATACCAGAACTTCTTTTTCTTCCTTTCGGAACCTTATTGGACTTCTTGTCTTGCGGATAGAATTTGTAGCCGAGACCTTCCCATGCTGCCTGATTCAAGCTATTGTAGCTTTCCCAAGCCTCATCTCGAAGAGCCTTAGATATCTTACCGCGCTTGAACTTGTTCTCGCGGTTCTTATACTCGTTGTACCTGTTCTGCAACTCTGTTTGCAGGTTATTATCCGTATTATAGTCGGAAGTTTCATCGAGGTAAGAGTCAAGCATAACCGCCTGTGATTCTACCTTCGCTTTGCTCTTTCCTTTCTTTGACAGATTTCTGCGCACTCGTTGCTGCATAGGTGTCTTTGGCTTTTCCGTCTTACCACCACCTGCTTTCTTTGGCAGCTTTACTCCTGCCTCCTGATAGAAGATAGACTTCAAGTACTCCCGAATCTGAGGAACATTCACCTTGCACGCATCTAGCATTCTTTCTATCATGCTCGCAAAGCGTGAAGAATTTCTGTTGCACCACTTCGAGAAATCTGCGCCGAACAGATTAAATGACTTCTTAAGGAAGTTAATTATTCTAGGAATATTTTTCTTGGCGATATCATTTATCTGGTCACTAACCTTGTTGGCCCTTATTCCTATTTTGTAAATGCTATTTGCAATATCATTGCTTCCGTTACTTGACTTCAAAACGAAAGAATCCCAGTTTGCGCCTCCTCTTTCTGCAAGAATACGAATCTTCTCATCGAGAGACATGGTTCTTTCCTCTGGTTTCAAGAACTGATTAGCAACGCTATCCATTCTCGACTTTGTATCTTCGTCAAGTCCAGATAAAAGCGTCTGGTACTTGATAACCGCCTCGTTGAGATCTTCGACAGCATCCTCCATCGTGTCTGCAAAAGGATTACCGGAACCCCAACCACCTGAAGCTCCAAGTGCTCCAGCAACAACATCCGAGTCGTTTGCTTCCTGCTGTGAGTTATCACGAGCGGCAACTATTCCCTTATTGAGAATATCATACTGCTCGTTAAGATTCTTTGCCCTTGCAATTTGATCTTCTATAGTTTGGGTATAATCTCCGCTATTTTGAAGGAGTTCCTTCATCGAGTTTACACGCTGCTGCAAGTCAGCACTGTTTGTAGGCTTCTCGTTCGCGAGTTCATCTTCGTAACTCTTCTTCTTGTTATATGCCGAATCCCTGAATCCCTTCGCATTCTCGGAAATTCTATCCATATCACTGCTATAGCTGGAGAATATCTGAACAGCTGCCCCGATAGCAAGTCCCCACCATCCGCCAAGCATCGTAAAGAGGGACTTGATTCCTCCACCTATCTTAGAGATACCCATATTCATTACGGCGGCAAATCGTGTTCCTCCGAGTATAATCTGCTCCTGTCTTGCTGTAATCTGTCCCATCACAGCAAGCTGTCTGATAAGTTCTTTTGTAACAAGACCTTCCTTGACAGCTTTCTGCATCTGAAGTACAGACATCTTGCCTTCAAGCGCAAGACGAGACATCGCGTTTGCTCTCGAAGTAGTGTCAGATAGCAAGTATGCTCTTGCTTGAACATTCTGCAATGCCTTCTGTTGAGTAATCTTGCCTTCGGTAACAAGTTGCTGCTGCTCTATAGCATAAGTCTTTAGCTGAGCGTTCATCTGTTGGGCGTAGTTCCTATTGAGTGAACCTAACCCAAGTTTGCCAGAAGTCATTAATCCGAGTTTCATTGCAGCAAATATAGCTCCGAAAGAAAGCATAGCAGGAGACAGTTTATCAAGAGCTAATACTAAGTCTGTTACTCGGTTGATAATAAACGAGAACGTACCGCCTATGACATTCTTTCCTTCTGCAAATTTACCGAGCATAATATCCCACGCGTCGATAAGCTTATTCCAGCGACCAAGCAGTGTTTCGGACAACACGAGCTGCATATTGTAGAACTGGCCACCCTCATCAGTCATTTTCCACAGTACCTTCTGAACATCCTCGAAGCTTACCTGCCTTCCAGATATCATCTTCTTGACATCTGCTTGGGTGTAATTCTTGCGCCCGTTCTTGCCTTCAGAATTATATAATTCTGTTATCTTCTGCAAGAGAGGGAGACCGGCGTAAGCGAACTGGCGCAACTCCTTGCCATCGAGCCAAGAGCGAGCCTTAACCTGGCCGAATGCCAAACCCAATCGTCCGAAGTCTACACCAAGACCAGATGCAATATCCGCAAGTCGCTTTGTGGTATCATACAAGTCATTTGCCTCGACTCCGAATGCAGCCAACTGTTTAACATCTCTGTTCAGCTCTCCAAACTTGAATGGAGACTGCAACGCAAGCTGCTGTGTCTGAGCGAAGAGCTCATCAGCCTTCTGTACATCACCGAGGATGGAGCGCAATGCTACATGCTGCTGAACAATCTCACCACCGGTCTGTACGATTGAATTAAAGAATTGCTGCGCGCCAAAGACAATACCTCCCTGTAAGAAGAGAGACTTGATGTCTCCGACTATGGATTGCATCTTCTTCGCTTCAGCGTTTGCTCCGGCGAATGCTGCTGCAAGGTCGTTTCGTGCCTTTGCAGCCGTTCTCGTTATCTCTTCTTGATGTTTTCGCTCAAGGTTTATCGCTTCCTGTTTTTGATCAATTACAGTTCGCATACTGTTTATCAGTGGAGTATATTCGCTTGTTCCTCTGCCTATAGAGAATAAATCTTTGATAGAATAACTACCAAGATTATTCATCGCACTGCGCAATGTATTAAGCTCTTTCGTAATTTGCGAGAATGCCTGTTGAAGTTGCATTAACTCTTGCGTACTTAATACATTCTTTCCACTTCCAAATAAACCTTGGATCTGTTGTCTTTGTGCTTCAAGTTCCTTAACTCTATCACGTACAAGGGATTCTGCCTGTTTCCTAGATACAGAAATTGCTTCTCTTCTAGCCTGGTTAGTTCGCTCCGTCGCTTCTCTTAGCCTATTTTCGGCAGCAATCATTTCTTCATTACGGCGTACGATGGCATTTCGCAACTCAGCGAGTTCTCTTTCCCTGACAGCTAACTCCTGTGCAGCCTGCGCTTCATTTTTCATCGCAACAAAGTTACCGTGCTCGGTTGACTGTCTGTCTCGCTCCAAAATCGCGGATTTCAGTTGCTGCATTTCCATGTAACGCTCATTAAGTTCCTGCGCCTGTTTCGATTCGTTAACAAGCGTCACGAAAGCCCCTTGAGCTTCCATTTCCTTGTCGCGTCTTAAGATATCTTCTTTTAACTTGGCAAGTTCATTGTATCTATTTGTTAAATCAAGTGCAGCCTGCGCTTCATTTTTCATCGCAACAAAGTTACCGTGCTCGGATTGTTCCTTGTCTCTACGAAGAATGTCAGCTTTTAGTTCCGATAACTCCTTCAGTCTTTTGCTGAGATTTGCAGTTTCCTGAGCCTGAATGCCCATTTGGGCCGCTATATTTTTAAAATCCTCAGCGATTTCTTTGCTATTCTCTCTATTAAAGTTCTTAAATAACTTCTCAGCAGACTTTCTTCCGGACTCAGTTTTTAGATCCAACTCCGAAAGTGCTTCTGAAATTTCTTTCAGTTTTGACCTAACATTGCTGTCTTTAATGTTTAAGTCAAACCACAAGTCACCTAAATTTCCACCTGCCATATCCTGAATATTTTAAAATTAGAGTTTATTGTTTAAGTAATCCGCAAGACTTATCTTCTTGCCAACGATGCTTCCCTCATTCTTCTTTTTCTCCATCCACCTGTCGTAGAGGTCATCCATCTCCTTCTTGGTGTGCTGCTTCGGACCACCTTCCTTCTTGGTCTTAGGATAGACAACAAGAGGCTGGTCTGCAACCATGAGGTCAATCTGCGCCGATGAATATCCCCACCAGTAGTCGTAGGCTGCGATGAAGTACTTGCGCTGAAAGAGGAAACCGAACTTCTCTGCTAGTGAGAAGGCTGCTCCCCAGCTGGTTCTGCTTGGATAGCTTTTGCTTCGCTCCTCGTCATCGTCATCATCACGTCCGTCATCCCGGTCGCTAATATGGTAGCCAGTGAGAATGCGTTCGATGGAATTTTTTTTTTAGAAACATCGAGGACCCTCAGAACCTCGGCCACATCCACATCCTTGATGTAGTAGAGCCAGCGCCAGTAGATCCAATACAGAAATCGTATCTTCCAGATGTTGTTGAGGAGAATGCAGACACAAATCTTGACGTTGCGCTTCCATTCGTTCTTCTCTTTTGCCCTGATGTGGGAACACCTGCTCATGGTTCCCTTGCGAAGCCAACCGAGCTTGTGCTTCTTTCCACGGAACACGAACTCTGTAGGCTCGTCGTGCAGCACGCTGTCAAGCAACTCCTGTAAGTCCACCGAAGGCTGCTCAATTTTCTTTTCTTCTGCCATGATTGTATGCTATTAAATGAAGAAGGGCGGCACGGCTGTTGATTAGCCTGCCGCCCAACGGTTTGTTATCCTGAATCTAATTACCTAAAGAAGCCTTTACTTGATTAACCGCCAATACCGGGAGCTGGTGCCTTAGTAAGCCAAGCGATGCTGCGCTTACCTGCACCCTCGATAGAACCTGAGAACTTAAACGCAACTGGCTCAGTACCGGAGTTATCCCACTGCAAGGTAGCGTAGAGAGCGATGTTGGTAATAACCATGAGGTTCTCCTTCTCGTCGTCAACAATAACGATAGTACCCTTGATCTTGAACTTCTTAGGCTCAACAGCGATACCTGTAAAGCCGGTAGTAGCATCGAGAGTAGCGTCACCTGTACCCTTCAGGGTAACCTTGGTCAGCTCGGTGATAGCATCCTCGCCGAACATAATTGTCAGCAAGTCCTTTGCCTTTGAAGGAACAACGAACTCTACGTTGAAGTCGCCGAGCTCTGCGGTAGTTGCCCAGTCGCCTGCAAGACCGATAACCTTGTAGTGGTTTACGGTTGGGTCATCCATAGTCGCCTTCAGCGAGTCAACGGTAACCGGAAGCTCAACCTCTGGGGTGATGTCAACTGTAGCCTTGCTCAAATCGGTAATAGCCTTTGAGTAGAGCAGAGTTTTAGGACCATTGAAAATGTCCTTCATCTTGTCAATAGTTGTCATAGCCATAATCTAAAATATTTTAAATTGTTATACCTGAATACTTATTTCGTACGTAACCTTCCCTGTATGATCGTCACGGAAAAACCTGCTCCGTCGTCTGTCTGTAGTGTTATACGAGGATTTGAAACAATGAGATTTTTTGTGGAGATTGGAAATCTGTCCATAATCTCCTGGACTTTCTCGTCAACGCTAGAAACATCAAATGTGTTTGGATTTCTTGCTGAAGCTTTATCGCGCACATACAATTCGATTTGAGCTGTAGTGGTGAAATCGTTGTAAACTCCACTTGAGTTCATCTCATTGTTATAGATACTAGATGGAAAGTATACAACGATATAGCTGTTGATTTTTTTTGTATCAACTGCCTTTGGTCGGCTCCGGGAGTAAAGCTTGTCGCAAATTCCCTTCATTGCATTGCCGACATCGAAATATAGAGTCTTAATACTAACCATATCTTACATCGTTCTAAAGTATCTAACCAAATATTCTCTAAGAGAGGTAATCACGTCGTGACCTCTCTTCACCTCGACAAACTTTGCGTAATCTACGCCGGCAACTAGAAGCATCTGCCATGTAGCATCGTACTTTCCTTTGTTGTGCTCCCTGGAAACAAGTTCATCCCACGCCGCGTTTGGACCATATTCACCACCTTCTCCGTATTCACCCTTGTAAGGTCTCCTTCCGCTATCTTTGAAGGAGAACGAACTTCGGTAATACTTATCAAGGTTGTATCGTTCCCCGGCAGCAAGGGTTACTCGGGTTGGCTCTGGGCCAGGAGCATAATGAATCGACTGCAATGAGCCGTTGTAATATGTACCGATAGCGGTTGACTTGTACAAGTTACCGGTTACGTCATCGTAGTTGCGAGACTTGTCAGCAGCTTTCATTGTCATTTCAGCCGCATGTTCCATCTTCTGCTGCATCTTTGCTACAGCCATCTGACGAATTTTCTTCTCGACCTGTAAAAACTGACCTGATAAACTTGTCATAATCTAAACCCTTGTCAAATTCCAATACACAACAGTCCTGTTATTATCCGGTTCGCAGTCCTTAACCATACCTACCTCGGTGTTGTTGCCGACAGTAGAATAGATGGTGTCGCCGTCAAGAGGACATTTACCAGCATCCCATTCGTCATATCTGACCGGAATCGATGCCTTCCTCTTGTTCTGGTCGACATTCTTGTCTCCCTCTGTAGTGGTATCGGTGTAGCTGCGGCCTTCGCCATAGTAGAGAATGATTTCCTTGTCCTCACCAACTTGAGCATCATCATCGGCAAACGGGTCATCAGGGTCGGCTTTTCCGACGACCTTCCTCACGATCTTGATGATGTGAGGGTATCTTGGGTTTCTGATGTATTCCTTTTCCATACGCCTTATTTGATGATGTGAGGGAGAGGTTCTCCACAAGGAGAATAATTCGCCCTCTTTACTCCGTGGGAGGTCACCCGGAAGGTGGACTTCTTCTTGAGCATCGAATCAGGCTCCAGCTCTGCATAGATAGCGTTAGCCTCTGCCTTCATCTCGCTCCTGTCGTTGTCCGACATGTCGTAGCCACCTCCCGAATGAGTCCATCCGTTATCGGAGTCGGAGGTGTTGTTCACCTTGCTCGGACCAAGAACAAACCATTTCAGCATGTCGGCATAGGCAAGTCTCACCTTGTCCTTGTCGCAGGCTTCGAGGTCGATGCCGTTTTCAAGCTCCCTGTCGTGCATGATGCCCAACAGAGCCTTCATCGGCATCTCGAACTTCACCTTATTTATAAGGTAGTCGTTCACAGTGTATATGTTCATCTCCGAATCCATAGTCATACAATCTAGTTACGTTAAAGAATTAACCCTTCTTGGTGATGTCGATAATCCAACGGTAAGGAGAATCGAGCATGGCAGGAACAGAAGCGAGGAACAAGTCTGTCTTGAACTCCTGGAACATACCGTTCGCTGTGACCATGTTACGAAGCAAACCGAGGCGGTTGTTTGTCTGTGCCCAAGCAACATCCACGAGCTTGTTACCGAGAGTGTCGAAAATTCGCTTATCGAGAATTTCCTTGCGCATGAAACGCAAAGGCTTGCCAGCAGGGCGAAGAACGACAGTTCCGTCTGCCCAACCATGAATCTCTGTAACTGTGCCATCGAAGCGCTTGTTGTGCTCAACCTCATCGACAATCTCGATAGGAGAAAGACCGTTGAGGTCAACAACAGACTTCAAGAACATTGCGTCGCTTGGACCGTAGTTCTGCAAAACTGCCACAAAGTTAGCGTTCGCCCAGCTCTTGTACAACTCAGCAATCTGCTTGTTCTTCAAGAATACGTTATTGTAGTCGTTCTTGGTCATCTGCCATACGAGAGGTACGCTGCGGTACTCAATATGGCTGTTTCTCCAATCCTCCTCAAATTTACGCATCTGCTCAAGCAAGTCGCAGTTTGGATCGTTCCAGGCAAGTGTACCCGCCTTTTTGAAGTTCTCCTTTGGAACCTTTGCGTCATACAGAGGCTCTTGGATACCACGACCAATCTTGTCGTAGTCGATGAAACCGGTCGAACTCAACTGGGCTGACATGTAGGTCATAGTCATGTCGAGTGAGTCGTACAATACCTGTACCTTGTCGAGGTAAGCATCAACCAGGTCAGCGTCGTTGCCGAACTCATCCTGGAGAAGCTTCATCTTGTGGTAACGCTCTGTCGCAGTCTCACGGAAGCCGTCAGCAGCGAAGTCTGGAATTGAAGCGGTGTACCACTCAATACCCTCATGGTCGTTCTGATAGCCCTCGCCGAGAGGAGCACGGAGGTTCATCAAGGTTGCAGGGTTCAATGTACGTGTGCGAACCTTGAAGGTTGCATCACCATTGTTAGATGTAGGGGTGAGATTTGGATCAATGTCACCCTGTGTCAGATACCAGCCGTTGTTACAGCGAAGTACGCCGTCACGATTGACGAACTTCTGAAGGTAAGTGTTGTTACCCTTACCAGTGAAGAACTTCGCAAGCTGCTCGACACCAATATCAATTTTTGCCATAATCCTGAATCAATCTTTTTACGTTATACAATAGGTTAAATGTGCCAGAACTCTGGGTAGAGTGACTTGTTCATCGCCTTAACAGCAGGAGGAACAGGACCCATGCGGTCAAGCCACATAACGCAGTCTGGATTCAACATACAGAAGTTGACGTTTGTACGAGGCTTGTGATACTTGTCGCCGCCGGCATCGAAATAAGGGAAATCGTTGTCGCTCGGAGCAAAGCAGTTAGGGTTGGTAACCATAGGCAATACGGATTCGCCTGCACTTGCAGCCTCAACCAATACGTCACCTACCTTCAATGCGCCGAGAGCAGCAGAAAGAGTAACCTTCCAAACATCACCTGCGGTGTCGTCAGTCGTAGCCTCAACGGCAGAGACAGTCACGCCCTTTGCTTTTGTCTTAAAGTCCTTCTGACCGACCATGATTGTGTCGCCAGGGAACGGGATGTGAACAAAGCCGTTACGAACGATGTAGATGTCTGTGTCTGTAGCCGCAGCGGTAGCCTTTGCCACGCCGTAAGCCTTCAGAATCTTGATTGTAGCACCAGGACCTTCGTTGCCTGCTGTAAAGCCAAGGTCGTGCTCGATCAAGTCGCCGGCGTAAATCTTAGCCTGACCTTTGAATGGGTTGACGAGCTTACCACCAATAGGTGGGTGAACGAAGGCATTCTTAATGAGCGCCTCAAGACCGGCAAACACATATCGGGTTCCGCCGACCTTACCTTCTGTCTGAATGATGGTCGCACCGTGGTTCAGCATACCACGAGTACCCATCTGTTCCATGTAGGAAATAGAAGTGTTGTCCATAATCTTTTTACCTTTTTAAAATTGTTATCCTGTAATTACTTCTTGTCTCCACCGCCGAATCTCTTCTTGCGACGCTCGGCAACCTCATCCATGAACTTGTCGTCGTCAGTAGAGCTTCCGCCACCAGATGATCGCTGTCCCTTTGCAGGAATGCCGTTTTCACCGGTAGCCTCCTTGTACTCTGCGGTGTAGATCTTTTCAGCCTTAGAAACCAGGTCGTCGATGTCGGCATCTTCGTCCGGAATCTCCAGCTTTGCGATTGCAGCATTGAGGAAGTAGTTCTTCATTTCAAGGTTTGCCTTGTCGAACTTATCCTTCAAACCTGCCTTTACTGACTCGATGGTTGCCTTCCTTGCAGCCTTCTTGTCTCTTTCTGCGTTAGCTTCCTTGAGGGCTTTGATTTCTTTGAGAAGCTCGTCGTACTTGTTGTCAGGATCGTCACCCTTGTCAGCCTCCCTGCGCTTACGCTCCTCTTCCTCTTCCTTCTTCTTGCGTTCAGCTTCCTCCTTGCTCTTCTTTACCTCGTCAGAGATATTCTTGTGCAAGTTGCCGTTGATACGCTTCAGACGGTTTGCTAACTTGGTAACCAACTTGGAATTTGCTTCCTCGTCATCACCGAAATCTTCCAAAACATCATCAAGTTCCTCATTGATGGTCTTTTGGCTAAGTTCTTTGAACTTGGTGGTATCAACCTCCTTGTTCACTAATGCTAAGAGTTCCTCTCTTGTCATGTTGTTTTTTGATTAAAAATGTTATCCCGAAAGTGGTCCCTCCACCTCGAAAACGTATAAATATACCTTTTATTTTGCAAATATATGAATAAATATGCAATTATCAAAGAAGAATTGTATATTTTTGCAGTATTAAATGTATATTTATGCAGAAAGATGTATTTTCAGGATTAAAATTGGATAACGGAGAGCCTATTTACACTCAAGAGTATATCCAATCATTAAGAGACGCCGACAAGAAGCATCCCGACAAGCTGAAGATTATAGCTCAGCGTGGCGGTCAGGAACGCATGCTGTCTATAGACGCTGATATTAAGATAGTTGGCGGCTCGCGAGGCGGCTCAAAATCGTTCTCGTCCCTAATGGAAGTTCTGAAGGATATTAAAAATCCAGATTTTCATGCAACAATTCTTCGTAACGAAAAAGACGACTTACAGTCCTTAGTGACAGACTCTTATAAATTGTTCTCCCAATTTGGAACTTACAATAAGTCACAAAATGATATGACCTGGAACTTCGATAACGGAGGATGGCTCAAATTCTCGTACTATGCTGGAGCCTATCAGGACTTCAAGACACGATTCCAGGGTCGCCAGTATGCCTACGTCTGCATCGATGAGGGTACTCAGTGTCCATACAAGAAGTTCAAGTACCTCTTGACCAATAACCGAAATGCAGCGCATATCCGAAACCGTTTCTGGATTACCTGTAACCCGGACCCGGAATCTTGGGTGAGAAAGTTCATTGACTGGTGGGTTGACGAGAACGGCTACATCATACCTGAACGGGACGGAGTTATACGATATTGCTTCATGGACGGCGATACGCCGGACTCAATCTACTGGGGAAACACGAGAGAAGAGGTGTACGAGCAGTGCAAGGGCATCATCGATAGCCTTTGGAAGGACAGCTACGAGGAGCTTGGATACACTAAGCTCGAAATGTTCATCAAGTCGGCGACATTCATCCGTGCCGATGTATCGGAAAACATCAAGCTTATCTCTACCGACGCATCTTATATCGCCAACCTTGCCCAGCAGGATGAGGAACAGCGTATGCGAGACTTGGAGGCCAACTGGAACTGGAAAGCTGCCGGAGATGACATGATCAAGATGGAAGACCTTGATGAAATCTACGACAATGCGGAACAAATCGGAGACGGAAAACGTAGAGCTTCAGCCGATATTGCGTTCACCGGCGGCGATAACTTCGTGATGTGGCTCTGGGAAGGATGGCACTGCAAAGACTTGGTTGTTCTGAGGCTGGACCCTAAGACGCTCGTTTCTGTAGTTGAGGCCAAGCTGAGAGAGTGGGGAGTTGAGGAATGTAACTTCACTTACGATATGCAGGGTATCGGTCAGTACTTTAAGGGATTTTTCAAGGATGCCGTCCCATTCAACAACCAGGCAGCACCTATCGCTAGGAATCATCAGGAAGAAGAAGGAATCAAATACCTCTATAAGGATTTGAAGTCTCAGTGTGCGTGGTTATTCTATAAGATGATAAAGGAGAAGCAGATTTCAATCGACTCAGCCCTGCTTGAAAGAAAGTATTCCGGAAACGGATTCGACAAGGTTCCTCTCAGACAGATTCTTCAGAAGGAGCGTAAGATGCTCAGACGTGACGAGAATAGCGATGATAGGGGATTCAAGCTATTGCCTAAGAAGATTGCCAAGAAATATGTCGGGCACTCGCCTGACTTCTTTGAATCTTGGTTCTACGTAATGATATTCAATTTAACAAAAAAGAAAAATAAAAAGGTAAAAGGATTATGGATGCTATCAAGGTAACAAATTTCAGAAAGATTCTCGTAAAGAAGCCTTTCTTTGAACTCACGCCAAAGGGGTACATGACCCACGATGGCTATTGCAGGAACGAGGTGTCCGATAATGAAGACCCTCAGATGCCGCAAGATACATTGTACAGAGTGATTAAGACTCAGAAGGACTTCCTTCGTGAGTTCTATCCTACGTCCCACAAAATCTTCGACAAGGATCTCTACCCTGACATCTGGAGAAAGAACCCGGAAGACGGGAAATGGTATGTCCAGGAGATTCAAAGAACGGCATTTGCTTTCCAGCAAGTTATTCATACGAAGCACGTTCTCCACATGACAGGTAACGATATTCAGTTTGAGCTTGCCGGTGATCCTGAGATGAAGAAACAGGAAGAGTATATTAATCTTCTTGCCAAGTTCAAGAAGGGATGGTATATGCACGATATGGAGATCCGTCACTATGAGGCTGTAAGTTCGTACATGAAGGTTGCTGAGGCTGCTGTAGTCGGATTCTTCGATAAAAACAAGAAATTCGGTACTCGCACATTGGCTTTCGATAGAGGAGACACATTGTATCCCCAGTTCGACCCTCTTACTGGTGAACTCGTTGTGTTTGCTCGCAAGTATTACGACTTCGACGAGGAAGGTAATGAAAAGATTGAATGGGTAGAGGTGTGGGATGACAAGAAATTCTACCGCTTCAAGAAGCAAGTTAACGAGGGCAAGGTCAAGGAGACTATCAAGAGAATTGCCAAAATATTCGGAATCGACGACTACACTTGCGTTGAAGAGAAAGATCACGGCTTCCCATTTATCCCTGTTGCATACGTAAGAAACGATGACGGCCCATGCTGGTCTGTTGTACAGAAGAACATCGAGGACTACGAGGAAGCTTTCTCTTATCTCTGCGAGAACAACAAGGCTTATGCCTTCCCTATAATGAAGTTGAAGGGCGATGGTGACGACATTACCGTTGTTGGAGATACAAACGGATCGGCTAAGATGATTCAGATTACCGATACGAATGGTGATGCTGACTTCATTAATGGAACAGACGCTTCCAATGCATTTGCGACACAGCTCAACAAGTCGTATGACCTCATCTATGAGCTTTCGTTCACAGTAAAGCCACCGGAGCTGAAATCGGGTGACCTTCCGGGCGTAGCCATCAAGCTGCTCTATTCTCCTGCCATCGAGGTTGCAGAGAACGATGCTAAGAAGATGCATCCGTTCCTGGACCAACTTGTTCGTATCTCAAAGTATGGTATCGGAGTTGAAGAAAACTGCATGGCCACTATGACCGGTCTTCCTATTCACGCTTGGGTGGAAATCTATGTGCATCAGAATAAATCTGAAATAATAACAAACTTAGCGACAGCTGTTCAGAACAACTTCCTCTCAAAACAGACTGCATCTGAGCGTTGCCCAGACTTCCCAGTTAACGATGAATACGACCGTATCATGCGCGAGAAGAAGGAAGAGGATCAGCAAGACCTCCTCATGGATATTCGGCGTGCGGATAACGAGACCGAGAATGCTATCGAGGAACAGAAGGCAACGGCGAAGATTCAGAATGGAGGCAGCGGAAACGTACGTACTGGTCGTGGCGCTGGCAGGCCGAACAAAAGCGGTACAGACTGGGATGAGAACGGCAACTGGCCGGGCCGTAACAACTGGAAGACCGTAAAGAAGTAAGCTTATGGATGAGTTAAAACGTTCTGTCGATTACAGCAGGAAGCGCTTGCAGGCAATCCGAAACTGTGAGGACCACATTGCAGATATTCTCTGGAAATCAACACAGAAGATAGTTACCGCAAGCAAGCGATACAGAGGTGCGGGCAGGCTCGCAAACGAGTCAGCCTTGCTCTCTTACGCCAAGAATATTACTGCTGAGGCCGAGGAGAGCATCAATACCTATATCTCTGCTTACTCCAAGGCTTCATGCAAGATTCTCGGGATTGACAGCGAGAACATAGAATCATTTCTCGTCAGCGACATCTACGGAAAGACGACATCCGAAAGAAACGCTGTCTATCTCGGAAACTTTGCTGAAGACATCGTGAGGATGATCAAGGCAGGAACTCTGATGGGATATTCAGACCAGCAGCTACTATCTTCCATCCGAACAGGCTACAAGGACCCATATCACACATCAGTCATTACCAAGGCGAAGAGAAAGGACATTAACATCGATGTTCCTTCTTACGGAAAGGGTTACTACAAGAACGCCTATCAGAATATCGTAAGAAATGCTTCTCAAGTGATTGCTTTGGCGTGGGGACAGGCAGAGCAGGAGTATGGGCAGGAGAACAAGGCTATCGGGTTCTACGTCAAGAGAGGAAGTAGTTATCCGTGTGAAATCTGCCAAAATGAAGCCGATGCTGGTATCCATTCTTTCAAAGATCCATATCCTCCATTCCACGTTTCGTGTTGTTGTTACACTTTATTTGCGTTCAAGGATAATAAAAAGAAATAAGACTATGATTGAAGAAACAAAAGGATACACGTTATCCGTCGATACGTACAAGAAGGCGAAGGCTCTTAAGATGAAAGACCCTCGCTATTACATCTATGCAAGCCTCCGTGGCTCAGGTATGCCAATGAGGGATTGTTGGGCAATCGCCTTTCAGGGAGAAGGACTCAACTGGGAGAAATCCTTCCTCGAAAACGAGATGAACTTGCTCGAAGCCCAAGAGTCAGTCCAGAAGAGAATCGCAGAGGTACATGGCAAGAAGATTGAAAACGAGCATAGCGAAGATTTAACCCCGGAACAGCTCGCAAAGGCTACATCAAAGGAACAGATTCTCAAAGACCTCGTTATCGCCCGCTCAAAAATTAAGAATACATCTTCCAAAGAATGGGCTGACTACACAAAGATGATTGGAGACTTTGCCAAAATTAAGCAGGATGAGCTTCAGACGGAAGATACGACTTGCCATTTTTACCTCCCAATAAATTATCCAACCGGCAAGAATGACTGCTTGTTATTCAAAAATGGACTCTGTAAGGGTGGAAAATAGTTAAATTCGTGTTAAAGTAACTTTGTTTTACTAGAATTTCAGCAAAACCAAGTATCTTTGCAGCAGATTAATGTTCACAGGTTCTTTCTGCTGAGCATAATTCAAATTATTTTGGTTAACTAAGAGGGGCAGTGTCTTCACAGATGCTGCCCCTCGCTTTTTAAAACAAATATATAAGTAGAAGAAAACTTTGAAGTCAATTAAGGATACTTCTCTCCGGTAACCAACTCAAGTATACCCTTAAGCCTATCATTAAGAAGTTCGTCATTGAATACAGGAAGAATACCGTATGGAGGCAGTTCCTTCGTTTCTGCGGTCTCCAAAATGAATTGGAGTGCCTGTACTAAGGAGGTGTGGTCTTGAACGACCTCAAGCAATCTATCACTCATCCTTGCCTCCTTCCTTCTTAATCTGTTCAGCCATCTCAAGAATAGTCTCGGCGTGCTTATCGCGGTCGATAACTTCCTGTACGGCCTCATCGCTCTCCTTGCGAAGCTGCTCTTCAGTCTTGCCCTCGTCGGCAGCAGCGTTTCTTCTTGCAGCCTCACGAGCAATGTATTCGTCACGGAGCTTCAACTTACCTGCCGTGTATTCTGCATCGCCAGGCAACGATGTATCCGCATACATAAGCTGGGCAAATGCCTCGATGATGTTTTCTTCAGTCTTGGAGAACTCATAGTGATCTCCTACGAAAGCATAAACACATTCATCGAGTGCAGCGTACATGGATGTGCCGATAGAGTATTCAATACCCCATGTGCCGGCAATGTCTGCAATCTTAATGAAAGGCAGCGATCCTCTCTGTAAATGCTTCTTGATATCAGCATGGATATCCTCTCTGAGTGAAGCAACTTCTTTCTTAGACAAGCTCTTACTGAACTTCAGCACGGTGAAGTGTCTTGTCTTGATAGTCTTTCCAAATGGTAATGCCATGATAACAATATTTTAAAGTTCAACTTTTATTTCCTTATACTCGAAATCTGTGCAAGAAGGATTCTCCTCAGAAGTAAACCTAATCTCATTAGGGTGGTTACAAGCTCCATTCTTGAAGAAGAAGCAATCCTTGCAAGTGTAATCAGTCTGTTCCATGTTCCTTACGTTTTTGATATTCCATCAATGTCAAGATACAATAGTTAGCGCAGTCAAGAAGAGCATCTTCCAATTGTTCATTAGCAACTTGCGCCTCATTGTCCTTCAACGTCTTGATGCGATTCACCTTCTCTCGTATCTTTCCGTAGCCGTAGTTGATACCAAGCTCATCATACATTTCGGAAAAAGCATTCCCATAATCACGATTTTTCTTGATGTATGTATCATGCAAGTTATTGAGAATATTTCCATGCATTTCAATGTCGGAATTTATATCTATTTTATGATTATCGGCAACTGGTGCTACTATATCGAACTTTATACCAAACATCATAATATCTTCCTCGCGAAAATGAGCGAAATACTTGTAATCTGTGCTAACAGATGTACATATATAAGCATCAGCCTCCTTTCTCTCGGCATTGAACAGAATAGGGGTTCTGCCGTCCTTAATACCTATCGGGTCAAAATTGCATTTTAAACAATCATTTCGTGTGATGTAAAATCGCAGCCCGACCTTAATATCTTCTTTCTTAATCATAAGCTAACTATTTTTATAATCTTTCAAATCAGATTCATTTATACGAGTTCCGTTTGTACAGACAAATTCAGCCAACATTTGACACATAAATGTCTCTGAGTTGTTTTTATACTTAACATAAACAACATCTTCGTATCTGTCGCTTTTTAGAAAGCCTACAACCGTAAACACCGGACAGTAATCTGTGACAATCCAATCGTAGTAAACAAACTGCTCGTTCTGGTCGCAAAATACTTCTACCCGTGTTTCGCATCTTTGCTTAACGATTGCAAAATCATCGTTTTCGGTAGGACAGTTTCTAGTAGTGACATATTTGAATGGGAGTAAAAAACGGTCTCCAACCTCAATACCATATTTATTCATAAGCTATTCCTTCTTACTATTATAATAAAATGCTCTAAGAGCCATAACCTCTGATGGGTTGTGATAAAGGATAATACAGAAATCACCGTGTTCTTCTGTGTGAACTTTTCGTAAACCACATTCCTTGATAAATCCATCCTCACCAATATAAGGATTAAGAATTTCGCGAACCGCACTATTATTGCTTGGTTGAACAAAAATAACGCCACCAGTTTCACGAAGTTTTTCTAGCTTCTCCCACTGAGCTTCGATATTTTCGTCTCCGTAGAATAAATCATATCCGTAAGGCTCTGTGATTTCTCTATCAATGCCCATTCCCAAAGGAAGGTTAATTACAATAATCGCTTTCATAAGCTATTTCTCCTATGTTAAACCCCAAAACAAAACCAAAGCACACCAGCAACCTTCATTTCTTCTTTAGAAAGCAATTCAAAACTATCAAGGTTATAATCCTTACTGACACAAACCCTAATTGGAGGTGCAAATTGTTTTTGTTTTACGGCGATTGTATATAATGATTCGTTGGGGAAAACTGAATTTGTATCCTCGACAACCGCGCACATAACCCTTCCATCTTTTCTGACTTCCGCATAACTTTCTATTTTCTTCTTTAGCTTTCCGTCGGAATTATTTAGAAAAAACTCTTTAGGTGCAAGGCAAATGTCACCTAGTTTTAATTTCTCATTTTTATCCATAAGCTATTTCTCCTTTTGTATGCACGTAGCCACAGATGCCGACGTACATGATGTATTTTAAGTATTTAAACATTTTTCCAAAAATCTACTATATGGAGGAAAATTCTCCGCAAACAACAAATCCAAACCAAGAATGTCCTTATGGTTTTTCTTCACTTCTTCTTTGCTAATTAGTTTCATCATTCTCAATCTCAATAAAATCTCCAATACCCAAACGAGCCTTGTTGATGCAAGACGCAATCCAACCTATCAGATAGGCAGAAGGCTCGCCTCCGTGCTCCATACCAATAGCACCCTCGATGGTATCGCAGGCGTGAGAAGCTTCATGGCAACAAACTCCCATCCTCATAGAATTCTTGCTTGCAAAATTAATAAATGAACAAAGCTTCTTATTCGATTTTTCTCTAACGTTACCGTAGGTTATTGCGTCAGCATTAGAGAAATCAACCCTCAAAACCCCACCATTTCTACCTTCAAAACACTTGTTAGCGTCCTCTTGGTTCATACCAATAGCGACACACAACATCCTTGGATAGATAACAGGGTCGTATTCGTAATATCCTTTCTTCTTCATATTCTCAACTATTTCTTGTTATACTTGTGCCCGCAGTGGAACATATTGCACAGATTGCACCTGTAGACCGTCATTCCCTGCTCGATGAGCTTCGGGTGAGTCTTCAGGTGAGTCTTCAGGAACTCCCAGGCATCATCCTCAGTCTCGTATGCGACCTTCGCCTTCCATGAATGAACCTTCCTGGTCCAATGCTCGGGGTCCGGCTTGAACGGCGGAACCTTGTTCGGATTGTGATGTCTTCTCATATCTGTCACCTAAATCAATTTTGATCCTCGTGCTCCTCAAACTTTTTGCGTATCTGTTCAAACCAGAATACTCGAAAATCGTCATCGGAAGCCTTCCACATCTTCTTCAGCCATTCATAATTAAGGCGTTCAATGGTTTTCCTGATTCTGTCGCCGTAGAGGATTTCGAGAAGCAGTTCGTCTGAGCCTTCACTGCATTCAACATCAAGGGTGAACTCACCACTGATATTTCCATACCTGCAAGAAGACATCCTGTCGCCTGATTCAGCAGCCTTATCTACATGCGTCTTAATAGAGCCAGATACCTCCGATTCGTTGGAGTCCGCAGGTAGCAGCCATTTTGTTGACTCTGGCAAAACAACAGCAGGAAGCTGACAGTCGCCTATAAAAAACTCAAAATTACGTTCTTCTCCCATAAGCTACAAACATTTAAATGAAACACTGTTCAACGTCCTGTTTACCGCAATCTCCCTCTCGTTGCACATGGTCCTCATGCACTCCAGGGCATCCTCGCGTACAGCAGTCATAATCTCGCTCATCGAAGCGGTGGCCGGAACAATATTCCCGTCAGCCTTCTTCTTCGTGATACAGGAGATAATCTCCTTGATATATTTTCCTTGTCTATCATAGAAATCTGTTTTAATGGTGACCGCCGACCGTGGAAGGGACTCGAACCTCCCGTCTGCCCGGACTTATGCCCGAAGGCATGTCCCACCGCCATGCGGCCACCGGTATCGTTAATCATCAGGCTGAATGAAGCTCTCCGGCTGCTTGATGTCCTCCTCACCACGCAATTTATTCTTCACGTCATTGATGAGAAGCTCCTGCTTCAGGTCAATCATCTGCGCGCCGTAAACCTGATAGGTCATTCCGCCCTGTGACCTCTTCTTGAAGAAGCCGTACTTGTCGCTCATATCACGCCCGAACTTCTGAATCGTAGGGATATCTTTCTCCTCGACATCGTTGGCTTTGCAGAACTCGACGAACCTCTCGTACATCTCCTTGGCAAGCATGCACTCCGAAATCTCGCCCCTCGCCTCTTGGCTGCATCTCATATCATACGCCCTTATCCAGGCATAGATAGGATTGCTTCCGAGAAGAGAGATGAGCAACTGTCTCCTGCTGCCCTCAGCTGCCGGGAACCTGTACTTCCTGCTCCTCAGCTCCATCGCGCCACGGAATATCCAGTTGAACACTCCGCTCAGCTCTTCACGGATGATCTTGCTCGCCAGCTCCGGGTCCTGCCTCTCCTTTGGTATGGTCACGTCGAAGCTCACGTACTGCAAGCGTCTGATGAATCCGAGCGACGCATCGTCTGGGAACGGGAGCTCGTTGAGGTTGAAGATGAGGTATGGGATTGAGTTTCCCTCCAGGATATCCCTGCCGAGCTTTCTCATCGGGACGGGCTCACCGCTCACGAGTTTCTTGAACATACCGGTGTTCTTCCTTCCGAACTTCTTCGGGTCAGAATCGGAAGACCAGTTGAAGATGGCGTTCCTGATGGGATACCTTCCCCTCATTCCCTCGTCGCCGTCAGCAGTGAGGTCGGCGTAGTCCATCTTGCTTATCCTGTCCTTTCCGAATATGTTGCAGGCAACGTCGAAGATGACGCTCTTTCCGTTGGCTCCCGTACCTATAAGGAGAAGACATAGCTCAATCTTCGATGACTCCTTCCCCTCGTACGGATTGTATGCAGTACCTCTCTGTATGAGACCGAGGCCGAGGAACATCTGGAGGATCATCCTCGATGTCCTGTCCGGAAGGACCTCCTTGATGAAGTTCATCCACCTGTCACACTTCGCCTTCGGATTGTAGTCGTATGGGTGGTAGTATGTGACATGGTACTCGGGAGAGAACGGCATCACGTTCGGATACTTCAGACCGCTGCCGAAGTCAACAACTCCGTTGGCGAATGCAACAATGTCGAAGGTAGGTCTCAGTATGTTGTAGCACTCTATCACCTCCATGAATGACTTGTTCATCACCGTACTGATGCCGAGCATCGGAGCCATGGCCAGGTCAAGGAGCAACAGCTGGTAAGCCTGCTCAAGGACTATCTTCGGAACTGCTTCATATATCTTGCCGTTGAACATGTAGTAAGCACCGTTGTAGTACTTCACAGGAGCCTTCTTCGCCAGACGTCTCATTGACCTGATGAAATTGGACTTCAGCTTGTTGTACTTCTCAGAGTTTGCCTTGCCCCAGTCCTGGCAACGGAGCTCTTCGAAGCCGTACTCGTCATGCCTCGAAAGGTCAAGCAACTGAGCGTGCAATGTGTCTATAGCAATACCATTTTCCATTTATGTACAATAATAATATTAATTTTCCGTTATTGTGTAGGATAAACCCCGATAAACAGGGGCTTTCTGAAGGATAACACGTGTCAGGTCGTCCTTACAACATGTCGTCTATAAAATATCGACAATACAAAGATACAGATAATATCCTGAATATCCGGTAAAACCCTAGTAAATAAAGGGTATAAATATACATTTTAGGTATACATTAAATGAAGGATAGGTATACATTTATGGTTTGGTCTGCAAAGTAAGAGTTTATGCTATCAAATGTTAATAAATAACGAATGAATGAATATGCATAATTATCCTTTATGGTGGAAAGTAATTAAACTTTACAAAAAGGCTGAAAAATCGGAAGAAAAAATTTTTAGGTGAGGTGACTACCGCGCTGATTTAGTGCTATTTAGGGGGTGTGGGGGTGTTTCTTCTGAAATTATTACACTTTGTGTCGGTTTATATAGTGTAAACCATCGTGAAACATTATTTTTGTAATTATTTTAAATTGTCGGTTTATATTTATAAAAAATTTATGTAACACCTTAATAACCAACATTTTATAATTTTGTTTATATTCATTTTCTTGCATAATTATTCATTATCAATAAAGCGTGAAACATCAAAACTTATTACAAATTGCTTGACCGAAAAAATGTTACATAATAACGTACTGGTTAAATGTTAAAATCTTAACATTTAGTGCTTATGTAGTTAGATATACGAAAGTAAAACGTAATATATTGACACTTTACCGCAAAGTGTTAAAGCCTGTAACTATCTATATATCAATACGTTACAACGTCTTTAAAGGTCGATTTTTAACATAAAAAATTTGCTTTTATCAATAAATTTTCGTACCTTTGTAGTACAAAAAGAAAGAGATAGGACACTATCTTATAAGTAACATTTAAACAGATTTAGATATGAAAGATTTAGAAATGAAAGGTGCTCAAGGTTACGAGCACGTAAGTACAAAGGTTGCAAGTTATGTAAGCGAGTGCAAAGGTAGTGCAGTTTTAGCACAAAGTTTGGAAGTGCTCAATAGTTACCGCAAAAAGCTATTGAGTGAGTGCAAAGATAGTGAAGTTATAAGCGCAAAGAAAGAGCTGGAGAAAGCACGTGCTAACTACAATAAGCTAGCTACAAAGTATGTGCTTTCAGATGAAAGCTATTGCAATTTGCAAACTGAGTGCGTCCGTTCTGCTGTTAGCGAGTTTTCCCGCAAACATAAACTACCTAATTTCTTTGCGTGGTTTGATAGCAACGGCAAAGACAAACAAGCTACTATAATAGATAGTTTGCAGCGTTTAGGTAGTAAGTTGTGTTCTTTGCATCAATCATTTGCAAATGGTGCAAAGGTAGCAAAAAAGAAGAGTGAAAGCATAACAGACCTACAAAAACAGATAGCAGAACTGCAAGCTAAACTTGCAGCAGCGCAAAAGTAAGTAACACAAAACAGATAGCTAGAGAAATATCTAGCTATCTAGTTTTCCCGCTGACTAGCTAGGAGTTAGCCAGTGGGAAATTTTACTCCAGGTTTTTCAACTTGGAGCGGGTCGTCGTGTCCTTATTTTTCCCACACAATTTGGTAAACCTTGTCGTGGTGTGTGGGCTTAACTCAGAGAGAGAATTTATTCTCCCTCAGGGGACTAATTGCCAAAATTCAAGAGAAGTATCTCAGTAAATCGAGAGTGCGAGAGGCACACCGAGATGGGAGAGAGTAACGTGTTACTCAGAGACATCCATCCGAGAGATACGCAAAAATTCCTGGCGTGAGCGTCGAATGAGATGAGACGGCACGACGGCTAGGGGATTTGTATCATCTAGCGAGATGAGAGTTTATAGAAAGAAATCATAATTCATATTCTATTCGGTGTTGTGAGCCGTTCGGGAGTGGTTACCCGAGAAATCCCAGTGTGTGCAATCACGATTGCAGCGTATCAAGGCGCACACTATCCACGCTGACTGAAAGCGGTTGCTTGTCATCCGTGCGAGATTTATCTCCTCAGAAATAAACAAGCTGCTGGCAGAAGCATAAAATCTGTAGGGTGTGAGCCACGTAGTTAAGACGATAAAGATAAAACGTGGTGCAAAGATGCACATCCTGGCTAACGGGGCGGGGAGAAATCTCCGCTCTACAATTATGAACCATTTAAATATTAGAATTATGAAAGAACAGATTTTGAAGAAGATAGGAAAGACGCTTGTACGTATTAATGTAACAGACCAGAGTGCAGAGAATGCCTACGATGAACTCGTTAACAGCAGTCCTCGCCTGTTTGGTATGCTTTCCAGTATCTACAGACTGAATGATGAAGAAGAAAGATTCGCTTGGTCTGCCGGAATCGCCTAAAATCTCCCTACGCTTGTAGGGAACAATAACCAAAAATATTAGAATTATGAGTACGCTAAGAATTAAATGCCTCGATATGTGCGAGGTTGAGAGTATCATTGCAGATGCTCAGGAGATTTTGAGTCACGTAGAATTCGGGTCGCTAAAGAATGGTGTGCTTACATTATTCTGCGTGGCGTGAGCCTAAAAATCCGTAGCCAGTACGATAATTGTCGTGTGTGGCTACGGAGCAATTACCAATAAAATTAGAATTATGAAAGCAAGACAGATTATTTATTCAAGTACGATAATTGTGCTTGGATTTATTCAGAGCGTTCCTGCTCTGTTGTGTTTAGCAAGTACGAATATTGCCATTATTCTGCTTGGAATATTTTGGGGAATTCTGCTTGGAATATTCTGGAGCAGTACGATAATTGGCAGGTGGTTCTTCAGAGAGATGTGGCGATCTACACTCCGCTTGGAGAATTTCATACTGCCTGGAGTGTGAGGAATCTATAAAGTACGAAAATTGTGCTTGGAAAATTTCAGCCTAAAAACTGCTCATTCAATTTGGGCAGTACGATAATATAACCAATTAAATTACAGAATTATGAAGAAGAATATTTTCGTGGCATTATTTGCCGTAGTGTGTGTTGCATTAGTAGTTGTTTCAGTTACTCTCGTAAATTGTCTCAGAGCAAACGTGATGCTAAGGAAAACTGTGATAGCTCAGGCTAACGAGATTTCGGAGCTGAACGGCTTTCACACAGCAGAGGGAGGTACAACGTTCGTAGGTCTCAGAAAGTAGCCAAATCTGAGAGGAGTTTCCGCTCCTCTCTTCTATTAACCAAAAAATAGAGAAATATGAAAGCAATTAGTAAACAGCATGTAATAGAACTACTGAACAAAATTCAGGTGACAGGATTAGATAATTCTAGGTACAGCGTAGACGAATTCAAATCGCCTATAATAGCAGAGAAATGGTACGGAAAAACCACCGGGCGTACGAAAATACAGCCCGGCACATATTGTGCTCTGTGGTTTGATGAAGCAGACTGCACAGACGAACCTCTCATCTCATACTGGATAGATAACACTCTTACAGAAGAGAACTTTGAGTACTTATTCGGAGATAACGGCGGCTGTATTATCCTCATCTGCTTGGATTTATTGTAGCCAAAAATGTGCTCAGGCATTTTCCTGGGCATACTATGTTAAACCATTAAACAAATTGAATTATGTTAGACAAGAAATCACAAAAGAACTTCGAACGTGCATTGCTCCACGAGATGGAGAAGATCAAGATTGCTGCACGCCAGTGGCACAACAACAATACAAGAGGCTACAGGGATTTCCGTAGCAAGGAGGCTATCTCCAAGAGTTTCTCTGAGATTGCAGTATTGTGCATGAGCTGAAATGTGCGTGGCGATTGTCACGCATACAATTATTCACCAAAAATTATAGATTATGATAGATGAAGAATACAAGGAGAATGTAGAGTACATACTCTCTACGATTTTGCCTAAGTTGCAGGAAATCCAAAAAAAAGTATTGAAAAATCAATCAAGACTGAGCCTTGATGTTAGCGTTAACAATAAAAACGGCGAAGGGTATATAAGTTGTTTTGCCTGTGTCATGAATGACATGGGAGAAATAACGGATACTTGTTTTCCACGTTTCATCTGCGTATGCAGCAAAGAGGAGATGGACGAGCGGCTCAACGAGCTTAAAGAGTTCATCAAGAAGCACCTAACCTGAAATTGAGGGAGTTATTTCTCCCTCTCCTATAAACCAAAAATGTAGAATTATGAGCAAGTGGATTCAGTTTTATCATAAGATTAACAAGTTTGACCTTGTGAACATGAGATTTACGGATGATTTCAGTATCGTGGAAATGGTGGGCATGGATTCTGTCATGCCTATCGACGGCAGATTGAGTCTGTCATCCATACGTGATGTAGTACAAAAGAAAATCGAGAGCATGAAGAAAATCGAGAGTTTCGACCCTTGTGCGTTCTCAATCCTCACCGGTCCTACTATTCTGTGTGCTTCAGAAAGTCCAGTGTACAATCTCTAGCCAGAACTGCGGGGCAAGTCCTGTGTCCTGCTTCTATTATTAACCAAATCAAATTTAGAATTATGACAGACGGAGACAGAAAATTCCTTGCCAGGCTCGTCGCGAGTCACAAGGCAGTTATCAGCGAGGAGTGCAGACGCAAGAACCTCGACAAGAGCGAGTATTTCAGACGTGTAGCGCGTGCAGACAAGAAAGCTCAGGAGATTGAGCAATCGTGCATGCGACCTCGCAAGTTCTAGCCAAACATTCTGTGCAGTCTATCTGCACAGAAACTATGTTAAACCATAAAAATGTAGAATTATGAAGAAAATTGTTAATACATTTACTAAGATTTTCGTAAGAGACGGAAAGCGTCACAGAATTGTCGCTGTTGCTTCTTTAGGTGATGAGTGCAGAAATAACATCTGCACTTTCTCTATTACAGGTCAGATAGATATTTTCTGTTTCGGTTCATGGCACTGCAAAACCTGCGGTTGCATTACAGACGAGATATGCAAATTCTTTCCGGAATTGAAACCATTTGTAAATCTTCACATGTGCAACTACAAGGGACAGCCATTCTATACTGTTGATAATGGCATTTACTATGTATCCCAAAGTAAGGAGATTGCTATGCGTAATCTCAGAATTACCGAGGATGAGTACGAGGCCCTGCTCCCTGCTGCCGAGCTGAACGACAAGGACTATTTTGTCTATAAGCTGTTCAAACTTGGCATCGTTAAGAGATGGAAGTCTGAAGCAGACAAGTTCATTGAGTTTCTTCTTCGCCAAGGAGGTGAATGGGAGAATCCATACACTATCAGCGACGAAAGACCGACAATTAAGCTGACCGGAGGCATAAGAGCTCTTGTAGAATCCAGACTCAAGAAAGGATACTACACGAAGGAAAATATTGATAAGATATTGCAGCAAAGAAGAGCTGACGAAATCAGCAAGAAACGTCAGTCTGTAATTGAAGAGTACTACAAGAAGACCGAAAAAGCTCGCAATGAGCGTGACGTGATGCTTTACATTCTTGACCACGGTCTTTCTATCGGTAACGTGATTTATTACGATTACAACAACACCGTGAAGTTCAACTGGCTCGATTACAAGGAGCAGATTACGAAAGAACAGTTCGAGAATTTTATTGGGAACTTAGATCCCAGCAAGTTGCCTGAGGGTATTAAATTCTCAATCGACATCAAGAAGTAGCCAACCAATCCTCACTCCAACGGGTGGGGATTTCTATTAACCAAATATTAGAATTATGATAACGGATTACTACACAGCCGTACACTGGCTAAAAAGTGCGTTCATCCTCTGTAACGAGATTGTAGAGAATGACGAATCAGTGATTGAGAACATCGAGTATCCAGAGTGGGCGAATGAAGACGAAGACGGCAGGAACGGAATCGAGATATTCCAGTGGTTCCTCACTAACATGAGCGGTGAAGACAAGGAATGGATGCAGAAGAATTTCCCAGACCTTATCTTCTCTTACTCAGACAAGCTTGACTTGTGGATTCTTTGCGTAGATCATTTTGGAACGATGTGGAAGGGAGTCCCAACGACTACCAACTGCGAGAATGCGGCAAAGGCTAGCCAGCTGCCGTAGCCAAACCAATCCTCACTCTCACGGGTGGGGATTTCTATTAACCAAACAGATTGAAATATGAAGAAAATTGAGATTACGAGAGCTGGCATGGGCGAGAAATGCCCATACCCGAAGTTCAGCAAATTACTGGCAAAAGGCTATATAATGTGCCATCGCTGCAAGTATTGTGCTGAAATTGTAAGTGAGTCAGAAGTAATGTGTAACTATAATTAATCTGTAAATTATGAGTGACTTAGAAAAAATTTTGAATGACGATTTGCTGAAGTGCGAAATCGTTGAGTCAGCAGAGAATACTGTAAGGCGTGTGGATCTTATCAAGTGGACACACGACAACACATTCTCCATCGCAGAGGTACGCAAGGATACCGGTAAGCTAGAGGTCACAGACTTGAAAGCTGCCAGTGATCTTGAGGCATACAAGCATTTCTACAGAAAATGTGGCGATATCGCCATAATTAGCTAAAACTCCCCACGATAATGTGGGTAACCATTATGAACCATTAAACAGATGAATTATGGAAAAGAATACTGTAGAAGTTGTTATGAACAACAAGGGTGAAGTTATCGAGAAAGTAGCCGATTATATCGGTGTAAAAAGCTTTGCCAAGACAATCGAAGGCCTCTATCGCGAATGCCTGGAGAATTTCGATGACGCAGAAGACATGGAAGAATACATTGCTGATTTGTACGGAAAGAATATCCAGTCTATGGCATGGGATTTTACTCTCGAAGCAAACAGAGAGATGAAGAAATATCTCCATCTTCCTGACCAGCACATGAATGGTAATTTCGCTGATTTGTCTATGGATTATCCTAAGCACGTTACAGGTGTTTGGTGGGCATCAGACTACGATGGCGACGATTACTACGATTTGTATCCTCAGATGGTAGCCAGACTTGATGCCGCAGAGGACAGCGAACAGGCTAACGAGGATAGAGAATATCTTGAAGAGTGGTATTTCGAAGCCTTCGGTACATACAACATCAAGTACAATTTCTCGAACGAACTTGAAGAGATTCACTCTATGATGGAGGAAGCTTACGAGGAAGCCTAACAATATCCCCTAGCATGGGGATATTCAATGTTTAACCATTTAAATAATTAGATTATGGAATTTAGAAAAGGAATTATCTATGCAGGGCTAGTTCCTGTAGTAGGCGGCATGATGTGGGTTTCAATAACGCCAGACGCTTCAGATTCGGTTCATTTCTGGAAGAAGAAGCAGTGTGAATCGTATATCCGTAAGAATTTCTCGGGAGAAGAGAAGAAATATCTCCTCTCTCAGCTGAAAGAAGAGAAAAGAAGAGCTAAGATATACTCATGGGCAAGACTTTAAAACATACGATCATGAAGCAGGTAATAGTAAGACTCAAGGGAGATTTCTACAGCATGAATACATATTGTAGTACTCTGAAGGAATATTTGGAGAAGAGAAACCTGAAGCGCTCTGATGTTGCAGAGTGGTGGAAGGAGTAGCCTAACAAGGGGAGCTTGCATGCTCCTCTTCTATCAACCAAAATACAAAGAATTATGAAATTGAGACTTTATCACGACACAAGAAAGAAGTTCCGTTTCTGTGTTGACGCATGGACCATTTACGTTCCTTACCCGAAGTGGTTACGTAAAGAGCGTTATGACGCAAAAGGAATTTACCTAGGTTGTTCTCCTACGGAGTATGGGATGATCAGGTGTTGCTGGTGCGAGGACGAAATTACGATTACACGTAATCGACCTTATCTCGGCAATCGCATTGACCCAAAGACAACATCGAAGGCTTTCCAGAAGATTTTCTACAAATTGGAGAAACTTTGGAACGAGGCAATCACCAAGAATACGGATGAGGCGTGGGAAGCATGGACCAGAGCCTAAAATTGGTAGCCAGTTGGCTACCTACCATTAAATAATTAAATAAAGAGAATTATGAAGAGATATTACGTATCAGTCACAGAGACTTTAAACAAGATTGTCAGCGTAGATGCTGAGAGCGAGGAAGAGGCAGTAAAGAAGACACAAAAGGCCTACGATAATTGCAACATCGTCCTTGATTCTAATAATTTCGTAGAAGAAGAAATAGAGCTTGACTCTAATCAGGAGTTATATGCTGACAACGAAAAAGAGCAGGGAGGAGATGTTTATCAGCACATCGACTAAGCCAAAAGCGTGGGTTCGCCCACGTACTATTAACCAAAATATAGAAATTATGAAGTATTATGTATCAGTAACTGAAATGCTCAACACCGTAGTGCGTGTCGAAGCTGAGAGTGAGAAAGAAGCTATAGACAAAGCCAAGTACGAGTATAGCGACGGAGTAATTGAACTCACTCGCGAAGATAACTACAGCGGTGAGCAATTTGAGATTGATGACGATCAGGAGTACTGGAGAGAAGCAGAAGAAAATGGCAACACAGTACTCCAGCACATCGACTAGCCAAATAGGGAGAGCAATCTCCCTACCAATAACCAAAACACAAGAATTATGAATGAAGACAGAATCCTAGAAATGTTCTTTGAGAAAGCCAGATGGCAGTATGCCATTGAAAAAGGCTTGTTCAAGGACATGAACAAAGCAGTAATGTATCAGCTTACAACGCCGAAGGCTCGTCTGGCTATGTATCAGAGGATCAAGAGCGGAAATTACAAGATAATGCCGCCTCATACGGCAAAGATTCCTAAAGACAACGGAGATTTCCGTACTGTCTATGTGAATGAGCCGGTAGATAGAATCCTTTTGAGTATAGCAAACGACCTCTTGTTCGAGCTGATGCCAGAGATGGTGCATCCACGCTGTACGTCATACCAAAAGGGTATCGGCTGCGGTCGTGTGGTGCAAGATGTTTCTCGGATAATATACTCAGCAGATGGTAAAATCATCGGATGGAAAGGTGACTTCTCTAAGTACTTTGATTCTGTGCCAATTCGGTTCATCGACTGGGCATTCGACAAGGTAGAGGAGAAGTACGGAAAATCTGCGCTGATAGATGTCATTCGTGACTACTATCACACAGATATCTATTTCGATGAGGACAACAACCTCTGTGAGAAGTATCAGTCCCTAAAGCAGGGATGTTCTGTTGCTGCATGGCTGGCTGATGTCATTCTCTATCATCTTGACGACAAGCTATCTAAGCTTAACGGATATTACGTCCGCTATTCAGATGATACGCTGTTTGTCGGTGAAGACTATGAGAAAGCCATGGATATCATGAAGAGCGAGCTGGAGATGATGCAGATGACGCTCAATCCGAAGAAGGTTGAGTATCTTGACGCTAATCACTGGTTCAAGTTCCTCGGATATTCCATCAAGGGTCACAATATCTCTCTGTCGTCCACACGTATCAAGACCTTCCAAAAGGAGATTGAGAAAAGGACGATAAAGAAGCGTGACACCACGATGACGAAAGCCATCAATTCAGTCAACAGGTATCTCTACAAGGGGTACTGCGATTACTCCTGGGCTACTCAGGTTCTTCCGATCATCAACGTGAAAGAGGACATCGACAAGCTCAACACCTTCGTCATGGACTGCATCCGTGCGGTCAAAACAGGCAAGAGAAAGGTCGGTGGTCTCGGATACGTGAAGACTCAGGCTGTAGGTTGCATAGACCGAGGTCGTGGCAGAAACGTGAAAGCCAACAGGAGTAAGACAGAGAGCGAAATCAAGTGGTATCTATCAATCGGCTGTGCTCAGAATGCCTTGCGGACGAGCAGGGCAGCGTACAACACATTGGTGAATACTCTGTAGATGAGCATCCTAGCGCAAGGATTTGCCGGAATGAAGACACAAGGTTTTAAATTTCCCGGTTGCGGAGTACAGGGACCATCCCCTACCTAGGGATGGTCCTCTGTTCGTCCTAAACCGGATATTATCAATCTGATATAGCTATGCGCAGTATCTTCTGACCGGCAGACTATGTAACCGAGCACACGGACGTGGGAGAAGGACGGACAGATTCAGGCGACGCCTCTATAACATCATCTTAAGGGTCCAAGGTAACCCAAGTCATTGACTTGAGGTGACCTGGACACTTAATATGACGCACAAGGCGTAGCTCATCAACGAAGTACAGAAATGTGCCAGTCCGTATGACTTCCACCGGTGGCGCACACCACCAATCCCTGACGGATGGCTGAAGTTTATGCAACAGGTCTCTTAACCAGAGTAGTTGATCCTGGACGGCTGCGCATTGTCCTGGATCACCTATTCTGGCGAATCCTGTGTCAAATCAGAAACATAAAGTATTGTGCCGAGCCATCGGTCATGGAACCACCCGAGCACGAGGGTAGTCTTCAGAGGAGAGCAGAGTTTACGGAACTGTTACGAATCTCGCCGGCCTCCCCGGAACACTATCCGGGTATTCCGGCGATACATAACAGCTCAAATCAAACTGCTAGAGCTACGTGCCACGCTCTCAGATGAAGACAACGTTATTGCCAAACGAGGTACACGAGGATGTTGCGTATTTACAAACCCGCTGGTAAATAACGCGGGGAGGCATCCTTAGAGCAACGATGCTCCCCGCGTAAACCAGCTGGTTAAATCATCAGCCTATAGCAAGGCAACAGACATATGAGTGTACCTACAACAACCAAAGTGAATTGCATCACGACTTATCAAGAGTATGAGGTTTAATGTCACGTGAGTGGAATACCTGCGACGGCCGATATCTCCGCCGTCGCAGGTATCCAATCCACGGGACCTAATCGTGAACATATATCCATGCAACATAATACATGAGATAAGTCATGCGCATTGCAGCGATGTCTGGCAAGTTCTGAGAGTTCATCGAGCGTTTTATTGATTCTGAAGCCAAGGATGTGGAAGCGTACGCTTCCTGAGGTTGGCTTCATAACAATGCCACTCCATTAATCAAAAACTTAAAGCAATGCAACGTATCAGGTTGAGTCAGACTAGGTTATTGCGAGCCGAATATGGTGTGCAAGGAGAATAGATTGTACAATACGGTATCAATCATCCTGAGAATCACTGGATTATATCCAGGAGTCTCAGGACTTAGATACAGTATTTATCAAGACCTTATAGTTACGCAACAGATTCTCTGAGCGCACTCCTATTAACCAATATTTCAGAATTATGAACAGCAAATTACTAAAGAAGCTTGAGGAAATCAAGAAAGAGTACGAAACGTCAGAAGTTTGCATGGGCGAGATGCTTGATTCAGTAAGCGCAGACGGATTCTCTATCGAAGAGGCTCACTGGTTGTATATGCGTGCAATGGAGTGGGCGAACGGAGATAAATTCTATATCCACATCGGAGAAGACGAAGATGTACTGAGTAAGGATGAACTAGAAGAAGCCAATTTGATAGTGCTAGAATAAGCACTATCCCTATTAACCAATACAATAGAATTATGACATACGACGAGATTATCAATGCAGTTGAGAATGGTGCTAAGTTCACCATCAACTTCCAGAAGAGAACATGTAGGGTGAATGGTAAGATAGTGATGTCCGAGGAAGATAAGCCGAAAGATACACCTTACCTGACACATGCAGTAGTCCTGTTCGCAATAGAGCAGAGATACAAGGCATACAAGCATTCTGTGCCGTCTGAACGCTCTGAATCACATCGCCGCTACTACTTCAAGGCTTTGCCGGAGAAAGAGCTCTCAGACGAAGATATGATGTACGGAGAGCGACGTGAGGTAGCGAGATGCAAGCTAGAACTATACGTCCTTATGCAGCTGCTCAGAGGCAACCTTGCATGGGAGAACAGATGGGGAACATGGTTCTGGCGGTCTGAAAATGACAGGAACCTGATTATCCTCAGAGACTGGGTTGAGCCAAACAAGGGTGGGGTGTAAGCCTCATCCACAAGAGTTAAATAAATTTTTAGTAACCAATTTAAAATAATTAGAATTATGAAGCAGATTGTAACAATCACTGGTGAGAACTTGAACATCGTAACTAACAATGTAGAGGCTACAGCAGCTACCGGTAAGAAGACCAAGGCGCAGATGCGACTCGAAGCTCTTAAGGTAGCAGGTGTTGATACTAGTAAATATTTCCCTCTCGGTGACGACCAGCTTATCAAAATCGAAAATGGCGCAGCAGTTCCTGTAGACATGGACGATGCAACCATCGATGCGGTAGGCAAGCAGATTGTCGAGGGTGGATACGTAAGTAACTGGAAGCTCTTCCGTCGTTGGGTGATGAGTCAGATGTTCCACATGTTGCGAGACATGGATAAGAACGGACGCACATTCAACGAGGTGTTGCAGCACAAGGGCTACGAGTATCAGTGGCGCATGTTGGAGAACGAGCTGTATGCTCAGATGAAGATGTGTGACCACATGGACTACGAGAACGTCAAGGCGAGAAATCGTTGGTTCAACGGCTTCGTAGCACACGATATGGCTATTGACTACATCAGCAAGCTCCGCAGCTATATCGACGACAAGTGCATCTACACTGTCAAGAAAGACAAGGATGGAAACAAGAAGAAGACATACAAGCATACCTGCAAGGGCAATCCTTATATCCGTCTTCAGAACGAAAACATCTTCGTTGCTGACTTGGATAGAAAGGTATACAATCCTCTCCGTGACCTTGCCAACAAGATGGGTGCTGTACCGACCTACAAGGAGCTCTACGATGCAGTTCGCGAGTTCAACAAGAACCGCAAGCATCTCGCATGGGATACCAAGCAGGCTGATGCGTTCATTACTGCCTACAAGGGTTCAGGTTCCTACTACACGATGAGAAACCTCATCATGTTCCACGGAGCAAGATTCCTGAAGAACGGCCGCAAGATGTCAGAGACCAACTCATTAAAGGAGCTTGAGTCTAAAGCAAAGCTCTACGACGAAGAGGGTTGGAGAATGCTCGGTGTTCTCAAGCAGCTTATCAAGGACTCTGGCATTAACATCCAGGGCAAGATTCTTGAGTGGAAGAAAGCCAAGAGCGAGAACAAGTAATCATCAGTAGAACGTAAGGTTCGCTACCTGAAGCATGGTGGCTCGGCAGCTTGTGTTTACAAGAGCTTCTGCAACGAAGGATCTCCTCCAGTGCATTCACTGGAGGTAATCCTTCGAGCTAAAGCTCTCTAGATCGAACTTATAGAGTAAGGCGCCAGCCGGGAGCCATGCTAGCCAAAAGTCGGTTACTGATTCGGTAACCGATTCAATGTTTAACCAATAAAATGAGGAATTATGAAGGAAATAAAGAAGATAATCTATGTAGACAAGCTTACCCCTGCACCCCTTGACAACAAGAATGTCATGCTAGACTGGTGGGAAGAGAATATGTTCGACGACGGAAGCTACGCATTCTCAGGTAATACGTATCTAGGATTCATTGCAGGAGTTCCAGTAATGGCTACCGTCAAGGACAATATTGTCGAGCTGAAATGCATCCCGCAGCCCTACAGAAGCACGGACAAGCTTGATGATTTCGGAAATGCAGTCATAAAAAACTTGACTGAAGACGAATGTCACCTAACGACCTACATGGTTCCGGCGTACAAGCAGTACATAGATGACGAGCGTGAGGGAGACGCAAAACTACTAATATCGTTCTCCATCTACGAAGACGAAGCGACGATTTCATTCCATTGGAACGTACCGAAAGATTAGCCAAACAGGTCAGTCGTTAACAGCGGCTGACTACTCATATCATAACTAAATTTTGTTTAAATGGTTCAAAGCCGGTCTGTCGTGAGACACGCCGGTTTTTTGTTCCCAAAGTTTAACCAATTAAATTAGAATTATGAGTAGAAATTACTGGACATTAGGTAAGGAAGGAATGAAGACTCGTCTGTCAAAGGCACAGGCAGCTTATGAGAACGCAGTAGAGAACGTCAGCGACTTGCATGTCAAAATCAGTGATGGTAACAACAAATTGGGGGCAATCCCATCCGTATCGCTTATCCCTGTAATGGATTGCGGTAACTGCGCAATCTGTGCAAAGAGCTGCTACGACCTCCGCAACGACTTCATCTATAAAAAGGTTATCAAGACGAGAGCTATCAACTCCGCAATCTACCACGAGGATCCTGAGAGATTCTTCAAGGAGATTGATGATTACCTCAACTACCGCTATCCTAGAGCATTCAGATTCCATATCGGCGGTGACATCCAGAATAAATGGTATCTTGACAAGATGTGCGAGATTGCTCGCAAGCATAAGGATACCAAGTTCCTGGCGTTCACCAAGATGTTCGATGTGTGTAACGAGTACCTTGATGAGGGCAACGTCATTCCAGAGAACATGCACATTCTCTTTTCGGGGTGGCTTGGTCTCAAGATGGATAACCGCCACGGATTCCCGGAGGCGCATCCTATCTTCGAAAGCGGAACGTCTGCTCCGGAAGGGACACGTCTGTGTACCGGAAACTGCACAGAGTGTCTGAAGGAAGATAGGTTGTGCTGGTCTATCGGGAAAGGACAGGCGGTAGGATTCCTCGCACACTAGCCAAAAGCCCTCTTCGGAGGGTACTATGTTTAACCAATTAAAATTTTGAATTATGGCAACAGCAAGAAGAGGTACAAGAATGCTCAAAGCTTCCGACATTATGAAGAGAAAGGGCATTGTCCAGAAACAGATGGACATGGACAAGTTCAACGAGGTTGTAGAGAATTTCTTTATGGCGCACGAGCCTAAGGATACGATTCTACTTACGCCGAAGAGATTCATCGAGATGAATAACCCGCCAGAGGGGGACTTCATCGACTATCTCGATGTAAGCGTGTGGAAGGAGAGAAGCGAAGACCCAAATGACCCGTTCGACTTCATCGACTATCAGTACATGAAGAAGAACGGTATGCTTCGTCCTATCCTTATGGTGAACGAGCCATTCATCGGCAATGCTGCCGGGTGGCTGAGAGATTTTTGCGGATTCACTGTGAAGAGCAGAACACGAAAGAAGAAGAAGGAATATATCGTGTCTCTGCCGGTGTAAAGCCAAACAATGCGTGGAACATTATTGTTTCACGCTCCCAGTATTAATCAATTAAAGTAGAATGATTATGGAAATAGTAGATGTAAATGTAACCAAATTGAATGGTTTCGACTTGGAGAACGAGCTTTATTACGAGTCTCTGTTTGAGAAGATGTTCGATGATGGCGAGTATACCGATAACGGATGTGACGAAGCTGTCGGCTTTATCTATTCCAACGCCTGTCATGCAGAGGTATATGGCAATGCGATGGATGTCACATGGATAAAAGATAGTGCAGACAAGATTCGCTTGGCCATGGTTGCAAACGATCTGGTAAATAACCTCATGGGCACAGAGCAAAAGAAAATCATCACCGAGGAGAACAACGGAACCACGCTCCTTACTGACGATGGCATATATCTTAACATCTTCGTCAATTTCGAAATGCGTCACATACATATTCTCGCTTACCAGGAAGCCTAAAAAGCCCTCTTCGGAGGGTGCAAGTATTAACCAATTAAAATTAAAGATATGAATGATTTTTTAAAATTAGCAGAGGATTTAGACTGGAGTTATAATGTTGACGATACACCTAACGAAAGAGGTGAGGTTTGCGTCGAGTTAGAGAAGTATTCCCCACAAGACCAAGATTTCATTGTTTCTATCTGGTTCGAGACGGACAACGAGTGCGACTTCGCCGACAAGCTGGAGGAGTACTGGAGAGGCTTTGACCCAAGCGAGGAGGCTATTAACTGGGTTGGGCCAGATGGACACGGAACAAATGGCGCCCCACACGACCTACAAGACATTATCAACGACATGGTTGACTGCAAGGAGATGCTGAGGGAGTTAGTCGTGAAATGCCACAACCAAGCCTACCCGAGAAAGAAGTTCGACAACTACGACAACGGACTTACTTGCAGCTTTGACTGCTATAATTCCACTGACGATGAGATGCAGGCTATTCGTAACATCCTTGCATCTTTGGAGAATGCGAGAACCTACGCATCCGGTCTCTACAACAATCCTAACAGATGGGAGTTGGATGAGATGCTTGGTCGATTCAAGAATATTGTCCGAGATAAGCTAGAGAGCGGATTCACGAACAGAGTTTAGCCAAACCAAACCGTTACATATCGTAGCGGTTTCTATAAACCAAAATATTAAAGATTATGAGCAGAAAGATTACATCAATGGGTTACATACATGACCTGTTACACTTTGATTGTGGCTACACTGATGATGAAATTGATGAAATTGTCGAAAGTAGCCCGGGTATTTTAAATTGCACGAATTCCGAAATAATGGAGATTGCGAGCAATGTTATTAAAAGATAAAAGTAAATGAATTATGGATAAGAAAGAATTGAAAGACAAGATTGACGAGTTGCGTTCAACAGCCAAGATGGAGCTTGCATGCACCATCCGTGAGATTATGAGAGAGCACAATGTGAGCAGAAAGGTGTTCGATTGGCCTGTACGTGCCGGCGACAACAGGGAGGTGAACATCGTAGAAGTAGGCGACAGCGATACAGCAATCCCTATCATTCATAGCCGATGCACTTCTGTAGGGTTTGAGTTCCCGGAAGCAAAAGCTACTGATGACGATATAGCCGTTGACCTTCTTGCAGACATCGCTACTAGTCTGAACGATGAGTTGAACGGCTATATTGGTGTCTATGCAGCAAAGTATAAGATTGCTTACGATGATGGAATTTTCGTTCCTAAGGAGAATCCATACGTATTCCAAGCCGAATCATATAAAGACGCCTTGAATGAGGCTGAAGACTACCAGTGTGCATGGAATGATCATAGAGGTTCCATTATAAAACTCGTTTCAGTAGAGAAACAGACTGCTTCGGAAGGTTAAATTAACGTTAAAAACGGCAAAGACGATGGTTTATATTATAAACTTTTCGTATCTTTGCCACTAGTAACCAAAATTATAGAATTATGACAGAAGAAATAAGAATCAAGACAAGAGATTGGGAGAGACTTCTGAGCTACACTCAGCAGCAGAAGTACAAGACTGCCATCAAGCAGGGGTGGTTCGCCAATTATCACAGCAACGCCTGGAGGCATGACACGTTCTATGGCGCATACATCTGGAAATATCCGAAGCTTATTAAGGTTGTAAGGATGTTCGAGGAGATGCTTGGACATAAGCCATTATGGGAAGACATCACGGACGATAACCTTCGCGACCTCTTCGAGAAGATCCAGGAGAACTACGCTCCTAACTCGGCAAGAACCGTATGCGCAACCATCAAGGCTGTGATACGTGAGAACGATGCTACCAGGGAAATTCCTAGTCCTACGTTCGGCAGAATACTTAGAGCGAAGACTGTACCGGTACAGTCCGTCTATCTCTCGGATGAGGAGATAAACAGAATCATAAAGTACAACCCTCACGGGAAAACGAAAAGATATGTTCAGAGAATGTTTATCATGGAATGTCTCTGTGGCGCACGTTACAGCGACTGCCAGAGAATGACGGAAGAGAACATAGATGATACCGGGCACTTCCTCGTCTATGTTACTCAGAAGACAAAGACCGAGGTAAGGGTTCCACTTCACAAGAAGCTCCGTAAGTTCCTCGTATGCGGTACTGGTGACGAGCCTCTTCCGGGTGAGATAGGTGAAAGAACGTTCAATAGAGCACTCCGCGATATCTGTCGTGACTGCGGAATAGATACGAACACGAAGGTGTTCAAGGCTGGAAAGGAAGAGACTGGAAAGAAGTATCGGTTCGTATCATCCCATACCGGCAGACGCTCGTTCGCAACGAATCTCTCAAAGAAGGGAGTGCCTCTTGAGCAAATTGCCGTCATGATGGGACATACCAGTAACGGTATGCCTAATATACAGATGACACAGCGCTACATTGTCGGTAAGACCGAGATTGACAGCAATACACTGAGATTATTCGGCGTCTATGAAGAAGACCTCGATAACGGTCTAGATGAGGATTAAGCTAAAACTGGAGGTGGTTAGCAGCCATCTCCTGCCATTGTTTAACCAATTAAAATAATGAATATGGTAGAAGATTATACAGTAGAAGAGTTGAATAAACTCATCAATGAGTGTCGGAAGAAGTACGAAAAGCTAGAAAAGGAGACCGTTATGAAGGCTCTGACTGGTGAGATTGGTACGAACTCCGCAATGGTGGAAGAGTTGGAAATTCTCAACATCCACTATCACGATGAAATGGATGAGTACGATATCACTGCACCTGACCTGAATCCTGACCTTATCGAGAACTTCAAGATGGCAGAGCGTGATGGCAAGAACGTCATCTTCGAGGCACAGGAATATCTTAAGATCCTGGGAATGTGCGAAGAGATGTTCAACCAGAAGATGTGGGTCAACGAAGATGGCCACATATGCGATGAAGAAGGTAATAGACTTTCCGCCGACAGAGAGCATCGTGTTTTCGAAGTTGTTAAGTGCGGGAAATAAGATATTTCTAGTTTTTCATAGCTAGATTGTTTAAATGAGTGTCCTCTCTTGCCCGTGAGGGTAGGAGGGGATTTTTTAAAACGGCCCCGATTAGCCAAAAATAGGGAGCTTCGGCTCCTGCAATTAATAACCAAGCCCTACGCATCACTGTTAAGCGAATTTATATGAGTGAAAAACTAGTAGTAAAAATTCTCATGATAGCCGGAAATATTGCCGCTGTCGTGTCTGCATTGGTTGTCCTCTACAATCTAGGCGCAGCAATATTTGACTCGGACCTCAAAGCTTATGCCGCAATAGATAGAATCCCAATCGGCATTGCTTCCTTTCTATCATCCGTCGTACTCATCGGTTTCGCGTATATCGTAAAACACGTGTGCGAAGCCAAGGATTAATTCATACAACTAGCCGCTTATCACTTAACAGATAGGCGGCTATTTTATTAAGATAAACACCCCAAAAACAACGAAAATCACACTTTTTTCTTAAACTACGTTAATTGTAAATATTTGATACTTTAATGAATGACACAAATTCCTGTTTTTACTTCAATCGAAATGCATAGCTAAATCAGCACTTTCGAGAGTTTTGTTTTTACTTTTTACTTGAATGAGCAGATTTTTGACACAAATCAGACATTTGGAGGGTAAGAATAATCGTCGTACCTTTGTAACGCAATTCAAAGGGTCAAGGTTTGAAGCGCTCAACAAAATTGGATTCTCGTTCACGTTAAGTGAACTTTAATCATAGAAGACTCCCTAAGCAGCTTGACCCTGTTTAGGGTTTCTTCGTTTATATAGTTATGCCAAAAGCATTGAACATCAGAGTAGATTTAGTAGAGCGATACGCTTGCGGTTACTCCAAGGTAGAAAGGAGTAAGCGTATGACCGTATTGTGCTTTGCCATCTGGTGCAAGATGCAGCATAGCAATTCCGTAATGTTTGGTATGGGAACAAGACAGTTGATGAGTTTCCTACGCATCGGACAGCCAAAAGCTCAGCTCTTACTCAACGCCATTAAGACAGACGAATTATTCTCTGCGCAGAATGATGGCCGCTTCACTGTTGTTTCCTTCAAGGACAATACAAGGAAGCTTAACAGATATGGCAGGGCTTACAAGGGCGCAAACATGTTCACTCTCGAAGTGAATAAAGAATACACCATCAAGGATATATACAACAGGCTCAATGAACTCTTGTTTTTGAGGCAGATTGGTAGTGAAGAGGCGAACAGCTCACACGTTAGTGGTAGAAATACTGATAAGACTCGCTCGTGTCGCTCGAAATTCATTACGATCAAGCAATTCCAGGAGGGAGTTGGCATGTCGCATGGTTCCGTAAGTGGTATAAAGAAGAGATTAAAGAAGAAGAAGGAAATCTCATCGACCTACGCCGAGCTGCACATGGCAGACAGAAGAGCTCCAGGGCAGGTCGAGAAGATGCTGATGAGATTCGGCAGGAAGAATCCGACATTCGAGAAGGGAGATAACGTATATGTTGCGATTCCTTGCTCGTATGCCATCACAGACAGAGATGCAAAAAGAAGTTGCGGCAGACACATCATCTACGGATATGGAGGCAGGATGAAGAAAAGCCAGAAAGGTGTCACGACTGCAAGAAAAGGCGTTCTCGTTCCATTGGACAATGGCTTCGGAATGCCTGATTAAATGCTGGTGTTCCTGTTTTTGACGCTTTCACACTATTAGTTAGTGGTAGTCTTATAGAATATATAATAGCTTCTAGTATGCTAGCGTGCGTGTGAGGGAAAAATAATAATAATAATAATAATAAATTTAGTAGAGGAAATTATGGAGAACAATTATGTAGCCTATGTAAAGGCTGTAGGAAACTACGATGGCTCAGCCACAGGAGGAGCCTATATCATCCTTAAAGGGGATGATACGTATAAAATCTCGTCGAAGGCACAGGTAAACACCATTGCCTACAAGATGGAATTGCTTACTATAGTATCGGTCGCCTGCTCCATTCCAGATGGAGGGTCTGTGGTTATATTCACCAACAACAAGATGCTCAGAAGCCTCAATAATCTTATAGAGATTAAGGATGGAGCTAACTACCCCGAGCTGAAAAAGCTTTTCCTGGAGCAGAAGAAGCGTCTTGGAAGGGTAGATATCGTATGGCGTAAGAAGGATGATGAGAACATCATGTTCAACTCTGTTACTGACCATGCCGAGCAGGTCTTCGAGGAGCTTTGCATTAAGGCTAATATTACAGATAAACGACGTTAAAATATTGAGATTATGAACAAGAAACTAAGATTGCTGGTGACTGCAAAGTGTCACAACAAGTGTCCTATGTGCTGCAACAACCAGTTCGACTTCGAGAAGATTCCGGTAGTTGACAGATTGGACTATGATGAGATTAGTATCACTGGTGGAGAACCGCTGCTGCCTGGTAACAGCCATTTGACAACATGGCTTGTCGGAGGCATCAAGGCGACGCAATACGCCATGGGCCTTCCGAAATCGACATTCTACCTCTATACTGCATTCTTCGATTTTGATATTCTCAGAGATTGCAGCTACGAGTTCGACAGAATCTGCCTCACGCCTCACAAGAAGGTGGATGTTGAAGAGTTTATCGACATCAACGCAAAGATGCTTGAGCAGAAGAGAAATGGAGAGCTCAACGACTGTTTTGACCCAGACTGCTCCCTCCGTCTCAACCTCTTCGCAGACATGAAGGCTCTTCTCCCTAAGGACATCGACCTATCTATGTGGAAAGTGAAGGACATGGAGTGGGTGAAGGATTGCCCAGTTCCAGAGGGTGAGGACTTCCGAAGAATCAAGGAGCTGTTCTAGTTGATAATTAATTTTCTGAAGTTATGAAAGAAAGATTAAAAATGATTTTCGACCGCATCGACATCTTTGTCGTGTGCATTGTCTTCGGGTGCTGCCTCACAGTAGCAGAGGCTTATATGGGATTCTGGAAGGGGTTTGTGCAATGCTTTATAATGACTTTTCTCATTACCGAAGTCTGCTACACCCTTCGCTGCAACGAGAAGCTTCAAATAGATCTGATAGAGACAAAGGAGAAGCTGAAGGATACGGAGAGTGAACTGGAATCAGCCCAGCTAGAGATTGCCAAAAAGAGCAAGCTCGTAAACCTCTATACACTACTGATGAAGCTGTGGCGGGAAAGATGGAAATGCGAACGCGCCAAGGTCAATTACTGCAAGCGCAAGATAACATCGAGACAACTTGTTGATGCGATGAATCATGCAGAGAAGGAGGAATCTGAGATTTCCGAAAAAATCGTTGAGATTGACAAGGAGCTTGATGAATTCTACAAATAGATGCTTGTCATAAAACAACTTTCCCCACGTCATTTTCCGATGGCGTGGGGATTTTTACTTGTTAACCGTTCAGATAGTCGATGACTTTTCGGTTCGCCTCGTCTATCTTCTTATTGTCGAACTGAATATAGAGCGAAGTAGTATCGTTGTCCCATTCGCTATGCCCTAGAGCCTTGCCGATAACTTCCTTCGGAATATCGATGCTCGCAGCTATGGTGGCCCAGCTTCTTCTGGCAGTGTACCATATAATATCCTTGTGAAGCGGCTTGATTTCCTTCTTGATCATGGCTCCACGCTTATTCTTCTTCATTTCTGTTGGTCCGATTCTCTTCAGGTAATCTCCTAGCGTTCTCCTGAAGCTTGATTCCTTCGTTCCGTCATCCAGGATGCTCAGAAGGTGGTCTGTACCTCTGTACTTCTCTATAATCGCCATTGCTTCCGGCTCAACCTTGATGTCGTAGAGTCTGCCGGTCTTGTTGCGCTTGTACTGGATGCGCCCTCTCTTGATGCAGTCAGCAGGAAGTTCGAGCAGGTCGGAGAGGTTGATTCCTATCAGATAGAACCCGAGCATAAACAAGTCACGGTACTTCTCCATGAAAGGTTCTACCGGAAAGTCACGATACTCCCTCATCTCCTCGGCACTCAGATACAGGTACTGCTGACGCTCCGTCTTGATGGAAAACTTACGGAAAGGATATTTGGTGGTAATCTCATTATCTATGGCCCAGTTGAACACCGTACGTATGTTTCTTAGGTCGATGGCGATTCCTCCGCTCATACGGCCTTTCAGAATCTCATGCGCCTGGAATCTTTCAAGCCAGTCCCTGTCGATGTTGTCGAAGTCCGCATGCTCATCGAAGGATTCTATCCTCTTCCTGGTCCTGAGGAATATCTCCTTGGTACTATCCTTAGCCTTGGTCTTGATGAACTCATCGATGTAGTAGAGGATATTCTTCTCTACCGATGCAGCCCTTCCGTTGATGATGGCTTTGATTTCGTCCTTCATCCTTGCTGCCGGAAGATCGCCATTCATATAGACATATTCTTCCACGGACGCAAATAGCCTTGCTAGCATGGCCGTCTTGGCTCTTGCGTTCGGAACACTCTTCGGGAATACCATCCCGCTGAACTTGACGGTACTCATGATGCCGGTATAGACCTGGAATCTCTTTCCGTTGTAACTTATGATGAAGAAAACCTTCAGTGACTTTCCTTCAACGTACGTCTTGATGCTATTCATACTTACTCACAGATTTTACTCACAATTTTTACTCACAACTCAATTTTACTCACATATTACTCACAAAACTATTCGCTTTGGCGTACATTATGCACGATTTTGTACCTATTTTGTGGTTGAAAATGATGATTTTTGATTATGTTTTTATAGTGAAAAACGATGTAAGTGGCTGATTATCAATACTTGAGCGAGATACGGGAGTCGAACCCGCCTCACAGGCTTGGGAAGCCCGTGCACTACCGATGTGCTAATCTCGCGAAGGAAAATACTAACTCCTTTCACAAGAAAGAGCCACGAGCGGGA